TTGACCAAGTTTGTATTACTCCGGATCTTGGTGTTAACTTGAGGGGCCAATTGCCGCCTCCTCCGTTTAATACATATGAGTAGGACTGATTTGGTATAAGGCCCAAGAATGTAACACTAAATGGTTTTGAATTTCCGTCATCTGAGGTTAGTAGTAAATTACCCATGTTGTCATTGAATTCCATAGATAGCTTAGGATTACATTCATCGCACTCTACAACACACGGATAGGTATATACTGTTTCTCTAGTGTTAAAATCGCTAATCTTAAGTTCTAATACTGTATATAAACTTTTATTTTCAAGATCCAACCCGGCATTTGTTAGATTCGTTGATGGAATATTATAAAACACAGCAGGGTCAGATGAGGGGCATTCTCCGGTATTGGAGCAGAAATAAACATATGTCTTAACACTTTTTGGGTAAAAAACTCCTGATAATGGAGATACTTTAACGGGCCAATTACCACCCTTGTTTAAAAACTCAAAGTTATATCTTTGATTAGGATTGAGGCCACTTACTGCAATATCTATGGTTTTTATCGTTGACATTTGTTAATTTCCCTTTGATTTGATTTTTCTAAGAAGATTGACAGTCTTTTAAGTTATTCACACCAACACTAACCTCAACAGGTCGATCTACGCAATCATAACAGCTATATTTTGCAATATTACTATAGTGAATTACGGATGGATATTCTAGATCAAAAAACGATACTCTAAAAGAAATTTCTGGTTTATACCATGAAGGCTTAGGAAGGTTCTGAATAGTATATGGCAATACTCCATATTGATTATTTTGACAAACTCCTGTACTTTCACAAAAACCTCCGCCAATCTCAACATTAGCAACCCCACTAGCAGAATTAAAAAATCCACTAGTTGAGGTCAATGTGAATGGCCAATTTGAAGACAATGAGGATACTGAATATTGATAGGTTCTATTTTTGGGTAAATTAACAAACTCCATCTTTATTGGAGTCATCTTATCTCTAAATATTCCTGTTTGATCCGGAGTAATGGTGCTTTTTGGTAGCTCTCCTGTAAATGGAACTTTAATAGTTTCACTTTCATAAATAGTATTAGGATATTTAGTATTATAAAAATTTAATTTAACTTTGGAAAAATATTGCTCTCCAACGGTACAAATACTATCAGTACATGGCATATATTCACTAGAAGAACTATTGCAACTAGTTTTTGTTAAGCAAAAATATACTAAAGCATCAATATTAGCTTCTGGTCCAGAAGCTGAGAATGTACCACTTGCTGGAGTAATTATTGTTGGCCAATTTGAGCCAGCGCTCTTAAATACATAATTATATTTATCATTGGCCACTAAATTTGTAATTTTAGCAGTAATATCTACTGAGTTTGACATTTTTACCTCTAATTTGGGCTATACTAAGAGTTAATACACCATATTTTCTTAGTAAATTTGATCATTTATCGTCCAAAGATAGCGTTATATCTGGGATAGTTTGTTTTGGTATTTCTGTTTCATATGAAATAACTACAAGATTACTATGAGTTGTGGATAAAGGAGGACTAGTACGATTTAGTGTTGCTCTGAGCACAACATCGTATGTTCCTGAGCCTGTCCATAGATCGGGATATTCAGGGACAGCATAATCATTTATGGACTCTGCTCCGCTAGGACATATTTCTGTTGATTTGCAAAAAATTAGTTTGCCAAATATTGGAGCAATGGGTTCTACCTTATCTTGATCTATGTCTAGAGTCCCTGAGGTTTTACCAACAAAAAATGTTGGCCATTCAGATTTAATAACGTCTATAGAATAATTATATGTTGCGTCTTTTCTTAAGCCACTGAAATCAATCCCGAATGAAAAATTTGGCGTGGTTTTATCTAAACTAGTAGGACCAGTAGTAGAAATAGCAACAGACTGATCTTCTAAACAGTTTGTACAAAAAGATACTACAACAGGCTCGCTATAAATTGTATCTGCTGGACTACTGACACAATCTAAAGAAGCTCTTAGTACAGCGTCATAAGTTCCTGAGCCTGTCCATAGATTATTATACTCTGGTACCACATAGTCGTTTATTGTTGCTGAATTACTTGGGCATAATCCTGTTGATTCGCAAAACACAAGCTTATTTAATACTTTTGAGAAAATAGGAAAATCAGTATCTGAATTTGTTTCTATTGTTCCAGAAGTTTTGCCAATAAAGAACGTGGGCCATTCTGATCTTATCACATCCACAGAATAATTATATGTTTGGTATTTTTGTAAATTCTGAACACTAAGCCCAAATAAGAAATTACGAGCATCATTTTTTACAATAAGATTATTTTGATCAAATTGATTAATAGAGATTTTTGGTTCTGGTAAACAGTTTTTACAGAACGAGACCATAACTGGCTTGCTGTATACTGTTTCTGATAAACAATCGTCGCATCTTAAAAGAGCTCTCAAAGTAACACTGTATGAGGCGGGGGCGTTCCAGAACTCTGGATATGCCGGGATGTTATATGTATTTATATTAGAAGATCCGTTGGGGCACAATCCTGTTGATTCACAAAAAACCAACTGACCAGATCCTGGTGTTATTAGTGGGAAATTAACATTCGACTTGGAGGTGTTTATGACGCCAGATGTTTTGCCAACAAAGAATGTGGGCCACTCAGCATCAATAGCTTCTATGGAATAGAAATAATTATGATTAGGTTTTAATTTGTCTACTTTCAATGAGAAATTATATTTTTGATACTCTGATGCTGGAGAGTCTGATGACAGGTTGGTTAACAAGAGTGGGTCGGTACTCTCTATTGATATTGACGGGATTGGTAAACAGTCGCTGCAGAACGTTGTTATGTGATCGCTGATAACTTCTGGTCCTTCGTATGATAGTGGAGTAATTGCTAATTGCATTGTTATATACGGATTATTGTCTTCTAAGCAGCTGGTGTCCAATTCATAATCTAAAACATTAGAATCACATTCTCCGCTATTTGGACAAAATAAAATTTTAGTATTTATTGTGGCGGTATCGGTTGCTGGTTTAATTATTCCAGATACTGGATTAATACTTACTGGCCAGTTTGCGTCTACGCTTTTAAATTCATATTTATATTCTTCAAATGGCTGAAGATTACCAAATACTGGACTGAATATAAAAGTATGGCCGGTTGTGTTATTCAATTGAGTATTCGGAATAGATGACTTAACTATATTCGGCAATGAACTAGTATCAGTGAATCCGAGTAAAGATCCACCAATAGCAGGTATTCTTAATGGAAGAGCTGAATCGTCTCTAACAATAAAATAATATGCCGATTTAGAACTTAGTTCTGTAAGATCACAATCTGGGTGTGGTATGTAGGAATATTTTTTATTTCCTAAAGCGTCTGTTACTTCTGTTAATTGAGTCCAAAATTTTGGTATTTTACCATTAAGAGTTTGACTACTATAAATGGTGCCAACTGATTGTATAAATTTATTATAATCAGCTAATTGAGTAATAGACAGTCCTTCTGGTACTGTTGTTAATTTTAATGGATTTTTTCCAGTATAGTATGTTATAAAAAATTGACTATTAATAATCATATTTTGCTCTTTATTGTTTTTATACCCTTAAAATTATCTAATAAGAAAATACACCCTTATAAATCAGTAACAGGAATAGTGCCGAGACCAGCTCTTCCCGCTATTTTTACAACTGACACGGCAGGAATAGGATTAGGTTCATTTTTATCAGCTAATAAAGAAGTATTTTTGATAGGTAGTAAAACGATACAATCTGAATTATTTTCTTTATCGTCTAAAACAAATTGGGCCAATACCTGGTCTCTAACTTTATATGACCAATTATTATATTGATCTAATACGGTATACTCTGACTGTAATTGAAAACTGCTAGATGATGTTGGATCTATACATCCAATTTCTCTGATGATATTATATGTTCCAGAAAACTCTTGTCCGCCAATTTCAAATGGCGTTGAATTTGATGATAGCGCTGTTGGTACTGGTTTTGTATTTAGTTCTAATGTGGAACTACTAAGAATAGATCTAATCGTTACGGTTAAAGTATCAGGTATCCCAGGCCCCTGAACAACATCTCCAATAGATACTGTTGAAGTGGCTTGATTTCCTCCTATGATTTGGAGTAGTCTTCCTCCATTTGGTCCAAAGTTACCAGTATATGCTGCTAAAATTTTACCACTAAAAGAGCTTTCTGCACTAGGAGAACATACTACTAAAATATAATTTGTGTCGATTGTATTATTATTAATATCTTTAATAATTAATCTAATTAGCGTTTTTGTTTGAGCTTTGTGTAAAGACTTAATAGATACCACAACAGTTAATGGACTATTATTTGAACCACTAATATAATAAGATCCATTATTTGGTTGGAAAGATATTGTGTTAGCAGGAGTTTCTGGTAAGCTAACAGGAGCATCAAAATAAAGTATATATTGACTACCAGACTTAAGGCTTGCTGGAGCGGGAAATTTTAGCAAAACCCCGTTCTCTGCTTGTGATAGTGATAAATTAACAGTTGTAATCATATTTATTATTCTTTACATTTTATAGTAATAATTTTTTCACCAATCTTGGTGTTAGATAAACTATCTATAATACTAAATTTAAAGATACTAATTTGTTGTTGAGAATTTAAAATAGCTAAATTAATTGGAACCATAGCTTTTCTGGCATTTTCTCCAGTACTTAGTTGGTAATTAGTATATCTTGGTACTTGTATCTCGATATCATTAGGATTAGAGTTGTTGGTTAGTTCCATAAATTCAAAATGATACTTTGCTGGTTCTTGTTTTAGTTTGCTAACTTCAAATTCTACTATCGCACCAATACAACAGAAATCAGAAATATTATTATTTGACAATAATGTATTTTCATAATATAGATCTATATCGGGAATTGGATCAAAACAGATTTTTTGACCGATCCACTCAACAATGGTACCGTCTTTAAGTTTAGAATATAGTTTACCAGTTTTACTGTTTATGACTAATTCACCCACCTCTATTTGTTCTGCACTAGGAAAACCATTACCTGTTTCGTCTCTTTTTAATAAAAGTTTCATGTTAAACACACTCCTGTAAATAATACTACTCCAAAGTCCCAATTACTTAATTGTTCGGTTTGTTGCTGATTAATAGTCTGTACATTTTCTACTTCATTAGCATTACCAGAAACATATACATAGGCAAATGAGCTTTGATTATAAGAGCTATTAGAGTAATTCCAAGCCGATACTCTATAATAGTAATTAAGATTAGATGACGTGCCAGATATTATTTCTGCAGTATCTGTAATTAAGTTAGAGTATGAGTTATAATTTTGCCAAGTAAATCCTCCGTCAGTTGATTCTTGTATTGTGTATCCCAAAATAGCCGAGTCTCCGCTGTCACTAGCTGTCCAAGACAGAGAAATATCAGACACATTAGTTTGATCAAAGTCTCTAGTAGCTAAAAGATTATAAGGGGCTTTAGGAGCTGGGGATTGTGGAATAATAAGATCAGATCCCAAAGAAGGAGGCCCAATTCCAACAGCATTTTGAGCAGATACCCTTATTGTGTATTCATTGAGTGGCGATAATCCAAGTATGGATGCGGAAGTAGCTTTATTGTTGGATCTATTTATTAAATAATTACCAATTGGTAATTCTGTCCAATTTTCTCCACTATCGAGTGAGAACTCTATTATATAATTAACAATATCAGACCCACCATTATCTGCTGGTTCAGACCATGAGAATGATATTTCTCCATTACCAACACCATTACCCTGACTAGCAATAACATTCAATGGCCTAGTTGGTACCTTAGCATTGGTGGTGGGTACTCTAGAGATAATTTTGCCATTTTGATCTAATGTTAATAATGCATTAGTAATATACTTTCCGGTATTATCTTTTGTTGGCTTGGGTCTAAGATAAATATCTTGTGATATAATTTCAGGACTATACAAACTAGAGTTAACTGTTAGATCAGCATAACTATATACATAGCCGGTCACTCTAACAGTATCTACCAGAAAGGAACCAGTAGGAATAGAGTCAATAACATAATGAGTATTGGTATTTATTGTTACTTTCGATTTTGTATCAAAAGACCATCCAGTGGCTATTGACTTTTCTCTGTCTAAAAACTTGTCATAAAATACTCCGCTAGTTGCATTTCCGCTAGCGGCATTATTTACATTAGCATCTACTCTGAATGCTGGTATTAGTCCGGATGGTAAATTATTACGATCTAATGAGAAGATATTTGCTTCATAATTATTGTATGGTGTTTTTGTTTCTCCATAAATTACAAAGTCTATATTTTCACCGAGCATATTAAATGCTGTGTGTGTGTTTGGTCTGATACTAATAGCATTCAGTGTGCTTGGCTTAAATTTAAAAGGACTATTAGGATCATCGTCACAACTGCATTTATCTGTTGCTGTTCGGCCAAGTTGCATATCTAAATATCCACCCTTTGTTACAGAATGGGCGTAGCCATTCACTAATGGCCAATTAACAGGTGGACAGATTAGAATTTCTACAGCAGGGTGCTCGTCTCCGGTGTCAGGATCGGTTACTGTTGTCTCTGAAAAGGTTGGAGGTATTAATGATGGATCATCGGCATTTCCATCCACTATTTGATTTAGAATATATTTAATCTGTGAAGCAAACTTTACGTATTCTATTTCTCTAGTGTCATTTCGTACCAATTCAATAGTGTCTAATCCTTCGCCAATCTCTTCTATTAATTTTTCAGTTGACGATGGGAATTGCGCCCAATCTTGTGCCCATTCTGGTTGGGTTTTATAAAATAGGATTCTGCCACTGTCTATAATAACTGGTCGCTTGGGATATCTGCTCCACTCAACGCCATCTGCTTTAAGATAAGGAGCAGCAGCCCATTCTGCTGGGTTTCCAGACCCCATGTGTGTCAAAACGCTTCCTCTATAAGACTCATAGTCTGGATATATTTGAACACCTTTTTCAAATATTGAAAGTGTTTTATTTGTTATGGACGCTGGAACAACCACAGTATTTCCGTCTTTAATTTCGTCAACATATTGAATCTGATTATATGTTTTAATCTCATGAGTTGCAGGGATGTCTGCTGTGCCGGACGATACATATAGTGGGCCATAACTATAATTTGGCATAGTCAACATGCCTAATCCGGTATTATAGACCAATTTGCCATTTGGAATACACTGCAATGTATTATCGTCACTCTTATACATTATGGCTCCGGATGCTCCCGGATAAATTGGAACAATTGTTCCTGTGCTATTTATTTTCTGTATATTTTCATATTGTAAGGTTTTTGCTCTTATGCCACTACCATCAATAAATCCTTGGCTAACTAAAACAATACCACTTCCAGCAGCTAACCACATATATCCACTAGCGGAAAGTTGCACACCCTTATCGCTAATAATGTTATAATATTTTCCGTCGATATTCTTATTTCCTGTTTGTATTTGTACTCCGTCCCAATCTTTAGGACCGAATAATGTATACCATTTGCTGCTCATATTTTAATTCCTCTATAAAATAAACCACCCAGGACCATTATTTTTATTATCGCACCACCAAGGAATTTCTGTTGGATCTTTAGGATCGGCAGGATCGTCAACACACAAATCTGCACCATCTGTACCTAGTCTTAGTGGCTTTCCGTCAAAATCACAGCCAGAACCAACGCAAGATACTGAACTGATTGATATGATGCTTCCTTTATTAGTATATAGCGAAGTCAATGACGATGTTGGTGTTGATGCGGTATCTGTAGTTTGTCCGCCAACAGGAGGAGTCGTTGTTGTGGTTGTATTGTCAGACAAATTAGTAAAAGACAAAGGAGAGGATGCTATGCTTCCGTCTCCAATAACTAAGTGATCAACATATAGCCAGCCACTAACCGTTAAGTTGGCAAAAACCTGAGACTGTTGTCCTGTTGTTAGATCTGTTCCAGATGCTAATAATTTAGGTATGCTGCTATTGACCGCAACAGCAGACGATCCGGCCATAGAAGGAGCATCAATAGGTTCATAATATGCTGCTTTATGCCACTGATGAAGGTCGGGTAGCCAATATTTGGCAGTAGACAATTTTCTTAGAATGAAAGAATCATTACCAATAGCATTAACTCTATATGCTCCATTATTTATGGTGGCATCTACACTAGTATCTAATACTGTTGCTGCGGCTCCATTATTGACCCAGTTTATAAAACGTATAGCAGATATGTAGCTTACAAATACAACTGGCTTATTGTCCATGTTTGGCTTGGTGCTATAAACATATCCCTGATCGCTAATTCTGAGTATGCCCCCAGATTTTTCACTTGACATTTTACTATTATATAAATTATAGTTATCGTTGTTTTTAGCGACAGCATTTAAAAATTTACAGTATTGACTATTAGTAATTTCATATTTGCTGATTCTATAAGAAGTATTAACCAATCCTAATCTTGGTATAACTTGTTTAATTGTGCTTGATCCTAATTTAATATTCAACCCATCGCCATCCGGAATGTTCGCTGTGTTTCCTACTAGCGAAAAAGATAATTGCAATCCACTAACATTATTTGTAACGGTAGATAGATCAGTAACTCCATATGAACTTGCTAATCTAAATCCAACACTCTCAAAACATCCTGACCTTGGCAATAATTCCATTCCCTTTAATCCGCTTACACTAGTAGTTAAATAAGAACCTCCGGCAGCATATTCTTCACTATCTGAAAACTCAATTTGATTTGGTTTTTCTATCCATTCTGCGGCATTTCCATTTTGATCATATGTGCCATAAAAGGACGGAGTTCCATTACTTCCAACGCTAGACAAAACTCCAGAGAATAAATTACGATCTGTAGTATTATCATAATAATAATTTGCTGATGAATATCCATTAGATATACCAGATCCATTTCCACTAAGAACAACAATTGGGAAAATATCATTTCTGCGTGTAGCAAAACTATAATATTTGCCTGATGGAACAGATACTCTTCCTGTATTCGCCTTGATTAAAAGAGCTGGTTCTTCGTTAGTTCCATAAACCTCAAAATTAATATCTTTCTTACCAGTATTAAATACTGTGTCTTTTGATGGTCTTATGCTAAGAATATTAGACGATGAGTCATTAATGATCCCATCTGGAACACTGGTTTGAATAGTTAAATATCCACCCTTAGTTACTGAATAAACGTCAACAGAGGTAATATCTGCATTGGATAATGGCTCATCAATTAATAAACCATTAATATTATCTCCAGACAAGTCAATCTCTGTAACATATCTATAATATGTTGATCCAGAAGATGACAGAGCTATCTGATCTCCTAATGTAAATTCAGTACTAGATAAGGGCGAAGAGAATGTTACTTGTCTTAAACAGATACTGGCTGTTCTATTGTCAAACTTATCCCAAACTATACTTTGTTCAGTTAGAAAATAATCATCTAGGCTATATATACCAGTTATACTACCGTTACTTGTTGTGCTTAATAACTTATTACCTGGAACGGATATTCTTAGTGAGCCACCATCGGTTAATGATACTGACCCGGCTACTACTTTACCAGAAGGATTAACAGTTAATATACTGCTGGGAGATATATTAGGAATAGTTATATTATCTGTTCGTATATTTGCAATAATAGTGCCTGTTGATGATATCCCGACAGAATTCAACGTAATACTTGGAGCGGTTACCACTACAGCATTTGTATCAACGCTAATATTAGCATTGCTGTTTGATAACACTGACGAACCGCCATTTGTTAAAACTAATTTTTGATTTGAATAACCCAGAGTTGTAGAATCAGTATTGCTGTTTAGGGTTTTAATCTCTGATCCACCAGATATTACAACAATATCCACAGCTCCCTTCTCTGATCCTGATGCTACGACCAATGCTCTAGCCTCTATTCTTCCATAATTTTTTTCAACACCGACAGAGTTTTTGGCTGCTAAATTAATTTGTGAAATTTTAGTATCATTAGGAATATCTGCTATGGGCTTATGAAACAGTGTTATATTTGCTGGATAGCATTGTGATCTATTTTCTAATCTGATGCCTTGTTGGCAGCCCGTATTTACTATGTGAAATAAAGTTAATGGTCTTGATCCTGTTGGTATATTTAATCCTATGCGACCATCATATGCAAAAAAGAAATTTCTATCCTTCGTACCACTACCGTATACTAAAAAATCGCTACTATAATTAAGATTATTAACTATAAAAGGATATAATCCACTAGTTGGAATAATGGTATCTGCTAAGGACTCAGAGTTTCCTCCTATGAAAACTCTTTTTGAAGGAGCGTCCCAGTATATATCTGATGTATTGATTTGGTCACTAAGAATTGAAAAAGTATCAGGATCACCATTCGTTGATTGAGCTTGTATTTTTTCTGGAGGAGCACTATTTAGTACTACCCAATCCTGTCGAGTTGAGGCTAGTCTAACATAATTATTTGATGAGCTGAGTGTGCATGCTATGGATTGATTATCTTTTTTGATGCATAAGGAGCCGTCTCGACTTAGTAGTTTAAATTCAATAATGAGATTATCAGCTTGTGATACTGGGGGCAAAGTGACATTAACATCTTGTGCTGAGTCAACAACATATAATGCGCTTACTGGATCTAGGCGACAATCTTTATCAATAACAACTGTATTATTTAATCCCTTATCAAATGAACTCTGATTAGCAAAAATAAAAAACTCATTACCTGAGTTGGGGAAATCATTAAATTTATTACCATTAGAAGATTTAATTATTTGTTTTCTTTTAACCAAAATAATACCATCAACAACTATTACCTCTCCAACTCCAGCTTCATATATTTGCTTACTATTATTTCTAGCTATATACGGTATGTCATAACCAATATGATGATTTTCTAATAAGCTAAAATTATTAATTTCAGATAAAGGTTGTATATATCCGTCTTTATTAAGAAGAAATTTAAATCCTATATTATCAAAAACTCTAATTAAGTTACTCATTTAATTGATTTTCCCATTATGGAAGTTGTGTCAGGACCAAATATGCCGCTATCTAATTGACCTGGACCCTTGTTTATTTTGTTAAATGCGTTGTTTAGCTGGTTATTTGTTTGTTGTTCCATTGATGGACCCAGTGTAGAAAGGACATTGTTGGCTGCTTCAGCACCGTTGAATCTGTGTTCGCTTGTAACGTTTCCGGTAAGTTTTATACTATCTGGTAAACTTACAGTACTAAGTTTATCAGCATATGATCCCAAGTTTGTTGTGGAGCTCTTTAATCCGTCAACTAATGATTGTGATTGTGATCCGAAATTATCAATAAATCCGGTCATATTTTGATTTAATTGATTAATTTGAGATATCTTATCTTCCAAAGAACTAGACATTGACTGTACTATCTTATTTAAAGCAGACTCTATGTCTCCAATGTTAGAACTATTATTAGATACACCAGGGGCTTGTTTGATAGCATTCGAAAGTTGTTGTCCTCCATCGGCATAATATTTGGGTGCAACAACTCCACCATTGGCCAAATAATTAACAATTCCACCTCTATTAAAGTGGCCACTATTAATAGCATTAAGGAGAGGCATATGCTTTTGGCTAGATTCTCTATTGACTACAAATTCTCCAGGAGTCAACATGGCTGGCACATTATCTGTACCAGAAGCTGCTTGAGCTAATGCTCCATTATTAGCATAAATTAATCCCCCAGTATTATGATGACTTGCTTCATGTCTTTTGTTTGGATCACTAGTTACTTTTTGTACAAGTTCTGCTTTATGAAAAGGTTCAATAGTGCTTTTAGCAATTGTATGACCCGTGTGCTCACCCAAATGAGTATATTTATTTCTTAGTGTTGGCATTCCAAGATCATAAACGCTTTTAATATTAGAAGGCCTATTGCTAGCCAAAGCGCCAGCATCATGAATAGCTACTGTTGATGTCATGGTTTCTCTAGCCACACTACCTCCTCCCAAAGGAACCTCAATAGTTGGAACCATATCAGGATCAAATATTTTGCTCGTAGGATTTTTTGAGACTTGAATTCCAAAGTCTTTTATTACAGCTTGTGATGCTAGTTTTGGATCCAGACCCTTACTCGTAAGTCTAGTAGTTTCAGCATTAATAATAGTGCTTGGCTCTAGAGTTCCCATAGCTGCTTGCTTTACCATATTAGGATCAGCAGATAGCGTGGGACTCTTCTCAACCATTTGTCGTACCGTACTAGCAGAGTCTTTTGCACTTCCAAGCGTTGCTGTAGCATTATCTAATGCTCCTGGTACCATATCAGCTGTCATTACCTGTGCTGCTTTAGAACCAACTTGTTGAGCATTAGGAAGTGCATATCTGCTAACAGCAGCTCCAACATCAGCTGATTTTTCTCCTGTTAATGCGTAACTACCTGGCCCGCTATTTCCTGGCCAAAAGAACTTGCCATTACTCTCCGTGGCTCTCCAAACATCTGGACCTAATACTTCTATTGGTTTGCCTGTGGCAGTGTCGATTGCTGCTTCCACCATAGGAGATACTCCAGCTTGTCCTCCTGATAGTGTTCGGCTTCCTGCTATACCTTCTCCGTGTCTCCACCATTCCGCAGTTTCTGCTGCTGCGCCAGGAGCAACAGGAGCTGGTCTAACTGAGCTTAAAACAGAATTACCTTTTGAAGCAATCTGAGCTTCAGCATGCATTTTTCCTGCTGCTGTAGTAAAATTAGCGATATCCTCTGCGGTTTGTGTTCCGTGAGTAAAAGGGTCTCTACGGGCATAACTAAGAGTTTCTGCTCCTTGTATTCCCAAATCTGTAACCTTACCAGCTGTTTTGGCTGCCAAAGGAATAGGATCAGCAGCTAAATTAAATGCACCTTCTCCAACTATTGGAGCAAGACGTTGAACTGTTCCAGCAGCAGTTCCAAACTCATCTGTAACTTGCGCCACTTGACTATCCATAATCTCATTAGCAGCAGCAGTGGCTTCTGCTCTTTGTTTTTCATAAACTCCTCCAGATAAATAATCTAGCCCTAGTCCTTGTCCAGCCATAGCTCCGCCAGCTGCTATATTTGCTGCGCCTAAATCTCCCGTTTGTTGACCGCTTTTAGATAATCCACCAAAAAATCCATCATCGCTAGCACCTAAACCTTGTCCAATATCTCCAACCATCATACCAGCACCACCAGCGGCTATTTGCATAGCTCCATAACCGGACTTACCAATACCTCCTAATACTTGCATTGGTGGAAGTTCTGCTACAGTATGTAGAGCGTGTGGTATGTCTTGTTGAACTTGCTGTAAAGCTAATTGATTAGCGCTATTTGCTGCCATTTCATTAGCAAGATCTCCTTGTGCTCTTGCTATCTCCATATCATTAATATTAGCATAATCATTATTTGATGATATACCCATCATATCATTTACATTATTTAGCATAGCTTGTCCAGCTGCGGCATCATAAGCGCTAATTTGTGGACTTTGTTGTGGCTCAAGTCTCATATCCTTAAATGGGTCATTAGCTGGATCTGCTTGTGTGATAGGACGAATATCTGGTGCTTTTTGTTCATCATCTGTTCTTCCGCCTGTAGCTAAATATTTTACTGGATTTTCTCGCTTATATTGAAGAATATAGTCCACTCCTTTGTCCATCCATGCTTTTTCATCATCAGAAATAGGCATAGGCTTCGGTTTCAGGGGCAGATAACCGGGACCGTCGTAAATAGTAGAACTGGGACCGTCTGGGAAAAAAATGTCTTGCATTGCCTTTTTTTGTTGTATAGTATTTCTCTTAATTCCTTCAATAAACCATCTAGTTTGTGCAAGTTCATTTTCCTTAGCCGCCCATTCCTCAGGTGGTGGATTTCTAATGTCATATGGCTTGCCATATACTCGACTCTTATCAGGAGCTTTACGCTTGGTTTTTTTATTAGTTTTCGTCTTACCTCCTTTACTTAAATAATTTATCTCACCTCCTTTACTTTTGTTAATAGCATGTAAAAGTCCCAAATTCTCCTTTGTTGATTTTGCATTAACAACAAACTCGCCAGGAGTTAGCATAGCAGGAACAGTATCAGTACCCTTTGGTGAAAAATCAATTAATTGTCCATTTTCAGCATATATCAATCCTCCACTAGCTCTTCTGGCTGGTTTTTTAGTCTTGGTTTTTTCTTTTTGAGGAGATGTTACAGCTTTTACTCCTGACGATATGAGCTGAGCACCTCCAGCAAGAACCGCTCCCTTTTTTATAAGATCTGTTGTTGATGATTTGGTGTCTGGAGCAGATGGTAATGGGGTCGTGGGATCTTTATTTAATAAGCTATTATATTTACTTAACTCTTTTACATAGCTAGGATTATCTAATGGTTTCTGACCCAAAGATCTTGCAACAGCTGCTTCTTCTTGAACTCTCGCTAGCGCATTATTAACGGCTACATCTTGTGGTACTTGTGCTTTAGTACCTCGAATATCCATTCTGGCTTGTGTAAATTCGTCCATTGCTGAGATTCTTGGCCCGGCGCCTTCGGCTAATACTCTGAATTTTTTAGGTAGTTTTGATATAACTCCTTTTGTTAATAAGTTTTGATCGTCTAATATCCCTAATATTCTGGATACTGCATGACTTTGTTCATGTAAAGCAGCAAATGTGTCTGTTGGACTTCTTAGTACTGTTGTGCCAGTGACAGATCCTGGGGCGTCTGGTCTAAAGTAACCTCTACGATTTAATGCTGGATTAATACTAGTAGGTGTCGCCTCGGCTAATTGTTGAATTCTTTTTGCGACTACTGCTTCTCCCTTGGGAGTTAATCTTTGTGGACTGCTATAGCTTGTTGTTCCTGGCTTTAAGTCGAGCATTTCTGGCGCAAGAGCTTTGGCTGCTCTTGCGTTTAGTGTTGTGGCATCACCTCCTCCTGTTCCGAATTCTGTTCCTCTCATTGCTCCTTTCTCTATTGCTGAGCTAGCCTTTGCAATAACTGAATCTTTTCCTCTTTTAACTTCTTTGCCAATATTTTGCCATAGTCTCGCCTCTTCTGCGTCATTAAGCTTTTCAGTTATATTATATCTGGATTCGTCTAAAGCTTGTTTCATATCTTTATCTATTGCTGATTCTGCTTTAGTTTGTTCTGTTGTCATTTGTCTTTGCGATTTTTGTCCACCAAGAATACCTTGTCCTCTACCACTGAGTTGTTCAGCAGTTCTGGCGCTATTTGCCATAGAAGCTATTCCTGCCGTTATCTGAATAAGATCAACAGCATCTTGTGGAGTGGATTCTCCCTTAATAACTCTTCCAGCAATATCAGGAACTTTTCTAAGAGATGCTCCAGCCGTTACTACTCCAACAGGAGTAAGCATACTAGCAGCAGCAACTCCAACAGCTGTTATATCTTCTGGTTCAGATGTTCTTAAATAGTTTGTTCCATCGGCAAATAAAACATTACCATTTTTATCAGAATACTGTATAGGACCATGTTTCTGGATCATTTCTTCTAAATCTTGTTCTTTTTGGATTTTATTCAAGGTTTGAATAGAAGATGCTCCGGTTCCTCCTTGGGCAAAAATTACAGGCGGAACACCACCACTATCTCTCCATAAAGTATCTTTTGTCTTAGACTCTAAAGAAGCAAACATTTCTGCGTCCGTTAGTGGACCGGCCAACATAGGATCCACACCAAGTGCCACAGCATCTTCTTTAGTTAGTTTAGCTTGTGTTTTAGTATCTTGAGATCTATCTCTAGAAGCTTCGAATCTGTTTCTAGCTGATAATCTAGCAACATTTTTTCCGTCTGCACTAATTTCCAGACCAGCTGTGTGTCTTTCAGATCCGTCAAGTTTAAAGCCTGTTACATAGTCCACTAGTCCTGCCATAAAATTAGAAACCGCCTCGGCTCTTTCTTTAACTCTTTTTGTTCTGTCTGAGCCTATCATTTCTGGCGGCAATGTAGCATCGAATACTTCTGAACCAAATAACTTGGGTTTATCGGCACCGTATTTTTTAAATAAGTCTCTAGCTTTTTTAGCTTCAAAATAATCTTCAGCATTTTTATAAGACTCACGAGCCCAGCGCTCTCCGTCTGGCTTATTAACACCTCTGCCAAGTCCTATTGGATTTAACCCAGCACTGGCCCTGCCAGTAGAACCAAACTCAACCTGAGCATGTCTTAATTGCTGTAGTCGTTTCTCTCTTTCGTTATCGCTTATGCCTTCTTCTTGAGAATGTTGTCTATATACGTCTATAATTTTTTTGCCTTCATCTATGGCAAATTGTACTTTTCTTGCAGACTCTTCTGCTGTTCCTGCCCTAGAAGAAGTTGCTTGCTGAGCAACAACCGTTGCTTGTGCTTCTTTATTAGCTGTTGACTGAGTTACGGAAGGTGCCAAAGGCTGCTGTGTCTGAACAGGTTGTGATTTTGTTGTATTAACCGGTGACGTTCCGGAAGATGTATTAAGTGGTTTGCCATCTTTATCCAGACCCATTACATTTAGTTTCACTTGAGCAATCTGTCTAACTATTGCTGCTTCTCCTCTAGGATCATTAGCCAAAGTCACATAATGCTGTGGTTCCATTTTGCTGTAATCTATATCTAATAGTTGGTCGCTAATTGTTCCATCAATATGTGGATATCCAGCATTAGTGGGTTTTACAGGAGTAGTCGGTACGGTCATTCCTGATGGTGTTGTTTTATCCGCAAGTAAGTCTGGCCAAGATGGAGATTTAGCAATAACATTATTCACATAATCTTTGATTTGACTTGCGTATCTAGGATTAGATGGTGATACAACTTGTGGATCTGTTAAAGATGATGATGTTGTGATTGTTTCTGAAGCTAGGGTGGGTTTTGGTAATTGGCCATTAATCGCTTCAGCCCTTGCTCTGCTTTTGTATGAGGGGTTTCTATAATCATATTCATTTTCGCCCTTATCATAATCGTGGCGACTAATATTTCCGTTTTTGTCTAAGCGGAATGGCTCGGTATTATTGGCCATCCACTGCTTCATTATTGTTGGTCCAAGAGCCGTTGCGGCAAGAGTCCATCTATTTACATAGTCGTTAGCGTCTTGAATCGGACCCATAGAAGATGCGAATCGGTTCATTAATCCTGTTACACGAGCATTAGCATCTTCTATTGCTGCTTCTTGAGCAGCATTGGGGTCTGCTGCTGAATCTGCTTTTTTAGTTTTTGATTTACCTTTACGCTCTTCATATAATGATCTTAATTTTGTATATTCTGATTCTTCCTCAGGAGTTCTTCCTTTTGATCCCTTGAGCCATAGTTGTTTTCTTCTGTTGTCTTCTGTGCGAGATTGTGCTGCTGCAACTTGTGTAGAAGCTTTGGCTCCAACAGCAGTTGATTGTGGAGTAGAGGGTTCTTTTTCTTGTGCTGGATCTAGTCCTAGCCTTTCTCTTCTGTATTGGTCCTGTCTTTGATATATGTATCTATTATTTTCATTAAGTCTTGCTTGTCTTTCGGTAATTTTTTTAGCCTTACTTGCTTCAATTGGATTCTCTTTGGTCCATTTTTGCCTTAGTGACTGATATTCTTCTTCTTCGCCTTGTGTTCGTTTGGCTTTTCCTTTCATATTTAAATTCATCCTTCTTATAGACTCTTGCTTTCGTCTAATTTCAGGATTTAAAACTCTTTGCTCTTCTCTGAGATTTTGATATTCTATTTCTTCTTCTGGAGTTCTTTTGGCTTTTCCTTTAATATTTAAATTCAGTCTTCTAAAACTATTTTTTTGTTGTCTGATTTCTTCTGCTCTCAATGTATCAGATTTTAATTGTGATGATAGTATTTCGTTATAATTTTTATATTCGCTTTCCTCTGAGAATGTTCTCTTATCTGCTTTGTTTTTAAGTTGATCGTACCTCTTATTATGAAATGTTCCTGCTTTATTTAACAAACGAAGTAATTTAGCTCTATTCTGTACTTTGTTTCCATATTCTAAAAATTCATTTATATCTATCGCTTTATCTTTATTTAAATCAAAATCAGAAAAATAGTCCAAAAATTCATTTTCAGATAATATACTATTTTGATCTTTATCAAATCCTCTAAATAACGATGCTAATCCACCATCTTTAAAATATTTAACTTTGCCACCATTAGCATATCCATTATTAATAGCTTCTAATAGTGGTAAATTTTGGGCTGTAGATTTAGCATTGATAACAAACTCTCCCGGACTAAGCATTGCTGGTATAGTATCAGTTCCCTTTGGTTTAAAGTCTATCATCTGTCCTTCAGCGGCATATATTAAGCCTCCACGACTAGCCGTAATAGCAGCCTGATTCTGATACTGTTCGCCAAGATCAGTAGTCCCAAGATTAAGTTGAATTGTTTTTGCTCCAGAACTATCTCTTCCTTCTATTGTGTCATTTCTTGAAAAAGAGTCTGCTAATTGATTTTTTAGGTCAATTATTGCTACAGTAAGATTATCCATAGCGAACACATTAAGTTCCATGGCCTGAACTTCTCTTAACTTAGCTTGTTCCTCTGTTGCTGCTTTCTGTAAGCCAGCAGCTTCTAGTACCTGATTAGCCGCGGCTTGAGCCATTGGTTCAGACTCAGGGTTCATCTTTGTTTGGATGGCTTGCATAACAACAGGATTATTTGCAAAGCCACTCTCAATGGCCATTTGTTGCATCATTTTGCCTTCTTGCTGTCTAAACATATTGTCTAGATCAGCTTCGCTAAGTAATCCTTGTCCAGCAGTTGCTCGTTGATTTTGTATTTGACCCTTGATTATTGCCTTAAACCCAGGATCTTGCATCAAGCCTAGAGTTTCTTTTCTTTGATTAGCTAGAACAGTATTTCCTGCTCTATATGCTTCTCTCATGCTTCCTGTTTTAAATAGTGCTTCATTAAATGCTTTTCTTGCATCTCTTTGATTCCATGGACTATTTAATCCACCAGATAAATTTCGCTGAAGTCTAATAAATGCTTGATTTAAATTGTCTGCTTCTTCTGGAGTATTTGTTAATAATTTCTCAACAAAAGACTGTCTATCTTTTTGTGTTTCAGCAACATTCTTAGCTTCTTGTAAAGCTCTCTCATACATATTAGTACTATTAGCTAATTTATCTAAAGCATCATTATAGTTTTTGATCTTGTCGCTACTGTCTTGTATGTCTTGAGTAAATTGTATAACATCATTAAAGTCTTTATTTAGTAATGCGTCATCTCTTTGTTTTACAAGTCCGGTGTTGGGATCATTTATACGATCTGATTCTTGTCTTATCGCTTGGGCAATAGCAACAGGATCGGTTATTCCTCCTGTCATTTGTGCAACTTCATTTAGAGTTTGACCCTTTGCTTCATTATAGCTTTCTCCAACATCTCTAAAGATTTCTCTAGTATCAATATTCGCTTTATACATGATTTTATCAGCTTTGCGACGAAGCTCGGTTGATTGTCTAATATAGTCTGAGCTTTGTTGTAAAGACTTTGCAAAATCATTAAGACCATTTTGTCTAAACTCAAGCATTGCTTTTGCAGCGTCTGTTGCTTTGCGAGCTAGTCCCTCGCCAAGTGCGGATGAAGACGTTCTGATCTGATCCAAGAATATTTCTAATGCTACTTTGCGATTATTAGCTAATCCCTCGTCGCTAATTTTTTCAGATGCATTTTTTACGTATGCTTCTAGCTGACTATTTAATTTTTCTTTGGTTTCATTATCTAGACCAGAAGAATTGATAATACCCTGTCCAACAGATAAAGCCTGGGCCGAAGCGTCCTCTTTAGTTAATGATGCTTCTGTACTAAGACGATCAGCTATCGCTTTGGTCATAACATCTGGCAAAGATTTACTAAAATTAATCATACTTTCAATATTTTTGCCTTCTTTTCCTCCTATTAAATCGGCGGCTTTGCCAACAGCCAATGCAAAATCTTGTGGGGTATATGCCTGAGGATTTTCTAAAATATTAAGTTCTGGTATATTTATTTCTGGAGGGCCAGATTCACCAGTAAGTCCCTTTATACGAGATTGTGCGTACTTGGTTCTTTGTTGTGACTCATACTGAATTCTATTAATTGACTGATTAATACTATCAATCATGCGATCAAAACTAACAGCCAACTGTCTGCCTGCTCTGTCAGCGGCCTCCATAGCCTTAGCAAGGTCATTAGCCTTAATAATCGTATCTAATATAACATTTCCTTGTTCATAATAATCTTTTGTAACTTTCTTAAGAACTTCATCTAATTCGCCCTCTGTTAGCTCTCTGCCTCCCACCGCACTTGATGCTGAGGCCATAGCGGCATTAAATGCAGCAACTCCCTTAACATCAGACATTAATAAGCCAGCTCTTTCATTTGTATATTTATCTCCTGATATTATGTCTTCTCTTGTTGCTCCCTGACTAAGTGCTGACATTATAGCTTGTTGAGCAATGGCTCCTGTTTCTTTATTCTTAGATGCCATTTCAGCATTTATTCTTGCCATTTCTTGAGCGCCCATAGTTTCTCTACTAGCGCCTAATCCTGTAAAGGTTGGCATAACAGAAGCTATCATATTGCCAAGAGTTTCATTGATATATTGAAGACCAGTTGCTTTGGATGGCGTCATACCAGCAATAGGCGACTGTCTACCAAAATCTAATTTAGCTTCTCTGAGCTGAAATTGAGCATCGCTAACTGATATATTATTAACATCTTTTAATGCATCTGAAAGATTATTTCTAAGATCAGTATTTCCAACATTTGTTTCATATTCTTTAGCTGATCTATTTAGTCTTTCCATTGCTGCATCTAATTGTACCGCTCTATTCTCTGACTGCTGTTGTCTTCTTGCTTCTGCTTGAGATCCACTAATATCACTAAAATATTCTGCCAGACCATATAGCGTCGAACCTATTGCCACAATAGAAGCAGCTATAACTCCAGCTTTGCCAGGAACATTGGCTAATATTTCTGCCGCAGTAGCAAGTCCTGTACTGATAATGATTCCTGAGCTTTCAATAGCTGCTGATGTTTCAGCTGATTTGATTTTTGCATCATTGTTCTGTTGTCCATATAATAATCTTCCTATGTTTTTGCCCTGACCAGCAACAAGTCCTGTCGCTATAGAAGCTCCTCCAAGAACCTGTGGAGCACTTAGTGATTTGATATATTTTAATATTGGACTATTATTAAAGTCCATCATATCAATAGCTCCTACTCCCTTCTGGCCAGTTCTGGAAGCTAAATCGTTTATTAATGAACGTCTAACAGAAATTTCTCGTCTTGTTTCTTTTTCCAGTTCTTTAATCATTCTTTGTTGCTGTTTTGATCCGACACTAGCAAATTGAGATGATCTTTTGAGTTCAGCCATTTTTTGAGCAGCGTACTCTTTGTCAAGTTCAGTTAGTGTTTTTCTGTCTCTTTTGGACTCGTTTATATATTCTTTGATATCTTTACCACTTATATCAAAATCAGAAAAAGATTTTTGGCTGACTCCAGACACCTTAGATGCTGCAATTTTATAAGCTTTATCTGTAAGCTTTGACAAATCAACATCTTTACCAGATGCTCTAAGTTTTTGAGTCGCTCCAGATATTATATACTGTGCTTCTTTCTCAATCATTTCTTGAGCAGCGGCTGATCCTTGATTAATATCTCCCATCATCATTTTTCCACCCATAAATTGGGCAGTAGCGCTTCCTCTTTGAGAAAAAGCTCCTTCTAGATTTCTCTTAAGGTCAACATCTCTTTTTCCTTGCCTTCTAATTTGATATAGAGCCTCTTCTGCACGAATTATAGTATCAAATCCTGCACCAGCAGTTTTTAGCTTATCTAAATCACCAGATAAGGCTTTTTCTACTTCTTTATAACTAACTTCACTAGAATTTCTAAGCTTTTTAATAACGGTTGCTGATTGAGCAGCACTAAATCCTAGTTTATTAATGCCCTCAATCAGATCCTCTAATACCTTTGGAACATCTTTATTAATTTGAGTAGAAGCTCTTCCAATTATATCTGGTCTTCTGTCAAAACGTTTAACTTGATTATTTTTTGGTTGTTCTGTAAACCATTGTCCAAATTTACGAATAAAAGAGTTAGGATCAGCAAACCCGCCGCCAGCAAGTTTTTGAAAAGTCCCAACAACTCCGCCCTTGTTATAACCCTGAACTTTATCAGCTTTATTTAATTTATGTAAATTGCTATATCCTATTTTTTGAGCAGCATCCTTATTAACAACAAATTCTCCAGGAGTTAATAGTGCCGGTACAGTATCTTTGGGTGATCCGCCTTTGGCGAATTTTTCGGTAATCCATCCGGTATCATTTATATTTTTTTGTCTAGTAAAAATCTGTGCCAGTACTGGCTTTAGCGGATCTTTACCAACATATTTTAATCCCTGCTTTGGTTTTAGGTTATTAAAGAAACTATTCTCAAACTCCTCATAAAAATCAGGATCAGAATGCATTAGAGATTTTACTAGTGAACTTAATACTTCTCCTGATCTAGCATCTCCAGAATTATTATTTGCAAGTAGTTTTTCAGCATCTTTACCCTGATCCTTAAAGGATATTCCCATTTTTCTCATCATGGTATTATCTGTTGTGTCTAAATATTCATCATATTTTTTATCTAATGAAAAATCTTTTAGATTAGTACCTAGATCAACACCTTTAGATTTTGCAATAGCTTCTTTTACTCTATCGTAATTAGCATGAATAAAATTAACAATATCAGCATTTTGGAATTCATAATCTAAATCCCAGTTTTTACCATCTAATAATTCTGTAAACTTTAAAGCCATTGGCCTACCATTAGGATCAGCCGCTGTTAAAAAGTTTGCACCTCCCTCTAGCTCCATTGCTCTTAACATAGCAGATGTTGGATCAGAATAAACATAAAATCCATGTCCCTGTCCGAATCCGTGAGACACATCGGACTTGGCCCCATACTTTTTAAAGCTTTCTAAAACACTATCATCTTTACCTGTTGTTGTACCATGCCAAATGTCTCTGATAACTCCACCAGCTTTATATTTTTTGGGTAATGTCTTATAGAACTCTGGGTTTAATCCACTGTCTTGAAACATATTACCAAGGATTGAATTTGCTCCTTTATTACCAACTGCTGATGCCGATATGAGTACTGGTACTACTTCTAAGCGACCTAAATCATACTGTGACTCTCCTATTGATCCAAGTATTCCGTTAGATAGATTAGAAAGATTTTTTTTTGTCTTTTTCTTAACTGATTCTATAGCTAATAAAGAAGTGTCTGGTCCATAGGGTGAATTAGATTTACCTGGTATCGGAAAGAAGTGCTCAGGTTTATAATCCTTTGGTCCGGCCCACTCAGCATTAGCTGGATCATTATACCATTTAATTATATCGTCTTTATATTTTTCTGCTGATACTTGTAATTTATCTATAATCTCTGGATGATTATCATATAAATATCCTTGAATATCATGAAAAGTTTCGTGAGCAAGAACTCCTTTGTGTTTTCCTCCAGCTGTCTTAATAATATCTTCGCCGCCTTGAAATAGTAGATTCTCATCTATAAAAGTTTTTAATGCACGATACTCATCGTCTGGTATAGTTTTTTTATTTTTTTCTAACCTATGTCTCATGGTTTTATAATGCAAACCACCCTGATAAAATGCTCCTGTTTGTTCTTCTGGTGGAACTTGTTCACTCTTGCCTAAAAGTATTGACATCATTGTGCTTCTACTTTTTTCAGCAAGAGTTCTTGGTGGTATAAATTCAATAGGTTCTGCTTGTCCTGATGGCATTTTAAGATAGCCGTCAGACGTTAACATTTCTTTTGGTAAAATACTTGCAAGTATTTGTTTATACTCTTCTTCAACTTTTCCACCTTTAGCAAACTTATAATGTATCGCTTCGTGCCCCTGACCCTTCAATCGCGTTATTGTTTCTAAATTATCGTCAATCATCTTTTGATAACCGGTAATCTTCTTATTTTGAGGACCGTCTGATCCTCTTATTTTTGATACGGGAATAGGCAGCCCTAATCTTGACAAGGTATCAGCCAATATTCCTGCTTGATTCTGATTTCTGGCTGAAAGTATACTAATGTTATCAACAAGAGAAGGTTCCTGTTTGATTGCTTCGGATAAGTGTTGTCCTAGTGGGGTTAACTTTCCTTTTTTTAGCATCTGCTCAACTAGTGGAATATTATCTTTTTGAGATAAGTCTAATGAACCGTCTGGTTTTCTAATTTCTCCACCGGTAACTAGAGTATCATCAAAATCAAAAACCATTTCTTTAAATGGGCCGGTCGAGTTATTGTTTGGGAATATTTCTCCATACTTTTTAAGTAGTCCTCCGCCCGATAATTTCTGAACCATCTTATCGTTCTTTGGTTCTGGGATTCCATATTGTGCTCTAAAATATCTTTGAAATTCTTCAACAGCCTTGCCTCTACTACCACTGTCTATTGTTCTTTTAACCTCTGTGGGAATATCAGGATCGATACCAAATATTTTTGCTGCTTTAGGTCCGATGCCCATTGGGAAGTCTATTGGACGAGTTCTTAAAGCGTCGTCTAATATTGTGGCATCTGCTGATCCAAAAATTTGTTCTAGTAAAGCGCCTTCAATATTGCCCTGACCTAATGTTTCTCTTTGTTTTTTACTTAATTTTTTTGGAGTAATTCCAAGAAGCTTAGATGCTCCACCGACAATTTCTTCTGTTTGACCACTAAGATAATCAATGACATTTTGATACTGTGTTGGTAATCCTCTCTGAACTATTGATGCGTCTATTGATCTTTCTTGGCCAGATGGATCGATTCCAAGATTCCAAGTTTCTGGCCCTAGTAATCCAGTATATCCTAATGGATTTAATCCAACCAACCCTAACTGTTTGGAAGATAACACAGCATTAGTTGTATCTTCTAGGGCTGTAGCCCTTTGAATTCCTTGTGATTCATTAAATTTATCTATTAGGTAGTCTCTTGTTGCAGTATAGTAGGCGAGTTTATCTGCTTTTGTTTCTGGTCTAAAAGCAGAATTCCAATATTTTAGTTTTCCACCATCAGCAGTATCTCTTACTGTTTTTCCTGAGAATGGACCAAAACTAGCGTCTGTCGGCAATCTTGATGTTCCAAATCTTTTTAGAATCTCTGATCCTTGTGCTGGTAATATTCCGGAGGACTTTTTGACCTGGGTAGTCTTTTCTACATTTTTTAGTATTGCAGCTTCTAGTCCAGAAGGCATCGCTGTTGGAACTCCACCAAACTCACCACTCATCTGTTCTGAAAGTTGTGCTGCTATAGTCTCTCTTGTTATGTCTGATGGCTGTGCAGATACGGAGGATTTTCTTGATGGATCTAGTCCATAAATTTCTGGATATTTAGCAGATAGTGCTCTGATAATGTTGAATGCTCTATAACCAAAGGCTCCTCTGGACGCTCTATCTCTTTGACTTCTGATGTCTTGAATTTGACCAGCTATTTCTGGAGCATTTTGCTTTAGCTTAGCATTGACATTACCATAGGGGCCACCAGGGGCAGATGCTAGTAATCCACTAATCTCCGCATTAGATTTTGCTTTGTCTTGATCAACAAATTTTTGTATTTCTTCAATCAGCATGGGAACCATCGTGCTACGATTTCTTAACTGTGCTCTGTTACCCATGAGAATCGATGCTACTTCAGGATTAAGAAAACTAGTTAATGTTTTATCATCACCAGAAAATAACGCGTCTCTAACTTTAGTGGCACTGATATCTTCTATTCTTGGAATATCTTTAACATTCATTCCTGCTCTCTCATATTTACCAAGAACACCTTCTTCTTTTCCTGATGTTATAGCCATAGCTCCTTTTAATTTAGCAAATCTTCTTCTGTCTCCGCTTCCAGCAATTTCCATAAATTTTGACAAACCGCCAGCAGGCTGGTCTTGGGTACTAATCTGCGCATTTCCAAAGTTTATTTTACTTAATAGAGCTCTAAAATCTGCTGGGAAAATACCATATCGTGCAGCGTGTTCTATTCCTTCTTTACCGGCGATCATAGGAAGATCCGGAGCAACGCTCACAACAATATCTTCTAAAGAAGAGTTTGGATTTTTAGCTAACATATTATCCAATAGAGTATCTAGTGCTCCACGATGACCCCTGGTAGGAGGAGCAAAGCCTCCTGTATAAAATCCACCAGCTTGAACTATTTCTGGCAATTCATTTTCTCTTTTACGTCTTAAGCCAAAACTGTCTTTTTTTCTTCCTAGTACAGTTGCCCTTTTGCCTAACTCATCTCTTAATATAGTCTCTTCTAAACCAAAATCAGAATTAGCACCGACTGTAGTACCTGGTTTACGACCGTATAATCCTTCTCCAGTAAGATCTCTACTACTTCTATTTGACCTTACTCTGTCTTGTTCATCTCTACTATTAGAGCTTAATATATATGCTCTATCAACATCTTTTAAATAAGAATCTAATTTAGTTTGACTAGCTGTTGAAGTTAGTACAAAAACCTCATTAACTTTTTCTATATCCTCAGGTGTTAATATTTGAGAGCGAGTTGTTTTTCTCAAAGTAGCATCATCATTAGCTCCCTTACCAGTTGCCACACTACTTTTTCCACTTCCAGCAGCCCCAGCAATAGCCATGAATTTTGATAGTGATTTATTTTTTCGTGCTTTAGCAGCCAACTCTCCGAGTCTTGTTGTGTAATCACTAACATCAGTGATTCCAAGCTTTTCCATTGCTGGTCTAACCACTGTTGCATTAGCTGCGTCTCTTAGGACATCTGTATCAATTATACCAATATTCCTTAAAACTTGTCCACCGCGAGCAAATTTTTGAATTTTTCCGCCTCTAGCAAGTTCTAATTTGCCAGACTCATTCCATTTTCTTCCTGTTGTCAAAGAAGAATCCATAGTAAATCCGCTTGCTAAGTACCGACCAAATCCACCACCAACCTTTATCTTACTCGTATCTTTAAAATCAGCTATCTGTGTTTGTAGTGCTTTTGTACCTTCTTCGGCAGCTTTAGATGCTGTCATATCGTTTGAGACATAATAATCTGATGGAATGACGAATCCGCTTGGTCCTTGTTTTGGTTTTCTTTTATTTTTATTTTTTTGTATATCTAATAAATTTACAGCTTTGGCTTCAGATACTCTACTGGTTTTATTACCAATTTCATAGGTATCAAAATCAGCAATTCTAAAACTAGCAGTAAAGGGTTTTCCTGTGGGGGTAACTGTAGCAGTAAATGTATCTCCATCCGTGGCCTTTTGATCTCCGTCTATACTTGCTACTTCTGCTGCTCCTCCTTTAGCAAATTTTTTCCTTTTACCTGCTCTTCCGCCACTCCTAATACTTCCACCACCACCATACTTATTTATATTATGAAGATTATTTGATCCAATAGTTTCAACAGCTTTCTTTCTTATAACAAATTCTCCTGGCATTAACATAGCAGGAACAGTATCTCTATTTCCTGATCCTGGAACAACGCCACCTCTGGCAAACTTACGAACAGGGCCGCCATCTGCAAATGGTTCTGATCTACCAGATCCCTTTTTATTATCTGGTCCTCCTCTGAACCCCTTATTAAATCCACCAGCAAATTGAGTTAATGCTTTTGCTCCTTTAAAAGCAAGCATAACGCTTAATGCAGGAAGTAGAGTTTTGCTAGCATCTGCAACCTTTATTAAAGCTCCAGATAATGACAACGCTCCTTTAACCAGCGTTTGGAATCCTTGACTTTGGCCTAGTTCTCTGAATAGTGCAAAAAATTGTTCTCTAACTTTGCTAATTTGATTAGCCAAAGAGAGTTGTGCTTTTACAGCATCTCTGGCTAGCGAACCTTGTCCTTGTTGGGCCACTGCCAAAGCCTCTTGAGCTACTGAAAATTGTTGGATTAACGGAATAACCTTACCGATTTGTCGGAATCCACCAAGTTCTTCAACAATTCTAGAAAATTTTAAGTCTCTTGGATCAATAGAATTTAATCCTTCGCTTAATAACTGTACCGCTTTATAGGCTCCAACGAATTTACCCTGAGCATCAGTTAAATTAACACCAAACTCCTTTAGAGCATTAATTGTATCTCCTCGCTGCACGCGAGTAAAAATAGTTCTTAATCCAGTAGCAATAGTTTCTGCACTTTCACGAGTAGTTGCTCTAACGCTAGTAAACACAGCAATAAATTCATTAAGAGCATCAGTTCCGGTACTAACTCCTTTACTGGCTGTTGCAAACACTCCACCGGTACGCTGAATGGCTGCTATAATATCACTAGCTTCAACAGCGAATTTAGCAGCAACGGTATTTACTGAGCCGAGTGCTGATTCTAATTCACCAGCGCCTATGCCGAACTGTCTCATTAAAGCGATACTGCCTTCTACCGTTTCGTTCATACTGTCGAATGAAGGGGCTAAACTACTTAATGCTAAAGCTTTTAATGATCGTTCTGTGTCTTTTGCGCTCAATCCTGCCTGAGCTAAAGTTACAGCTACTGTTGTTAACTCTTTTGAACTAACGCCCAAAGAAGTGGATAAATCAGTAATTCTTGATTGTAATTGTGTTAGTCCTTTTAGTGACTGACCAGTAACTTGTTGTAATCTAACTAATTCCTTATCATATTCTATAAAAGCCTGAACACCCTTACTAATACTATTAGTCAAACCATAAATAACACTGGTTACGGTAGCAAATGCAGTAAATCTTCTAACTGCTAATCCGGCCTGCTTACCGAAATCTTCCATCTCGTTAGTAACGCTAGAAAATGATGATTTTGCTTTGGTTGCATTGTTATTTAAAGTGGATACTGATTTACTAATATTATTAACTTGTTGTGGAATATTATTAAGCTTAACAGAATTAACCGATTGACCAAGCATCTTTATTGCAGAGGCGGCTGATGATGCGGACTTATTAGTTGCTGATAGTGTAGAATTTAATTTTTGTAATGCTGATGTTAGTGCTGTTACGTTTTTTGTTGCTGTTGGATCTAACTTAAAATTAACAGTAGCATTAACATTGCCAAGATCTTTCTTTATCTGAGCAGCTATCTGTTTAACATTTGTCGGCCCAACCAAATTTAGTTGAGCTGTTAGATTAAATCCTTTAGACATAATTTATCCTGTATTACAAGGCTAATATAAAAAATATTCCCAACAATAGGATCTCTCCTACGGCTGGGAATATTGAGACACAAAAATTATTTATAATCTCAGGCTGTTGCTGGCTGTTCAACTTTCGGTTCTGCCACTGGTGCTGGTGCTGGTACTTCAACAGCTGGCTGACTTTCTTTGGTTTCTGAACTAGCAGCTTTTGGTTCATCTTTTTTGTCTTCTTCTAAAATAATTGGGTTTCCACTATCATCTAAGAAGGGTTGAGGATCAACGAGATAATCACCGTCTGAATTTACCTTATTGCCATACTTATCTACGAAGTTACCTTCTTCGTCTATAAATCTACCGCTCTCGTCGATCAACCTACCTTCTGCATCAATTAATCTGCCTTTTTTATCAACTAAACGTAATTTTTCATCAACAAATTTATATTTCTTTAAAAACTTGTTTTCTGGTAAATTACTCTCGTAGTCATTATCCAAACCATAAAGCATATTAGCCAAATTTTGTGCTCCTAATAATCCAACAGAATCTGTTGACCTATTAAGGTAGTCTTCCATATTGTTGAAATATGGCTGTTTAGTATCATTATACACCACACAAACACCAACTAAATAATTAAATCTAGCATTATCAGCCTGTCCTTCAGCACTATGATTGTCTAAGGAGGTTCTAACACTGATCAAATCTCTTATTTCATCTCTAACGGTCTTCATTTGAATAGCAAGGTCTTTAGCCTCATTTAAACTAAATCCACCCTTAGCTAGTCTCTTCTCTCCATCTAGCAATTCTTTTTGCAGAGTGGTGAACTTGGCCTGTTTCTCATCATTCCACAACCCTTGATCTTCAAGAAGATCGTCTAGCTTAGCCCTTACCACGCTCTTGCTTTTAATAGCATCGGTGAAAGCCTGATTATAAACTTTTTGAGCTTCTCTTTGGTCGTTAAGCGATGGTGTCTTAACAAGAAATTCTTTTTCAACACCGTCGATAGTTGCCTTAAATGTTTTAGTCTTCATAATTATCTCCTTGGTTATTATCAAAATTTATCTTGTAATTATATTTGTTGCTCATATTGCATTTGCTTTTATTTAAGAATTCACCAATATCTTCAACAGCTCCTCTAGCTTGTTTGTTACCATTGTTTAATATGCTATTTCTTGCATATTCCCACATATCGGCAAATTCGTCTCCTCTCTTAGACTCCTCTTCCCATAAGTGTCCAAATATGTTTTCAAATCTTGCTAGAGCACCTATCATTGTGGTTTGAAATCTCTTGTATACCTTATCTATTAATTCATTCTCTTCTTTTGTCATGGTACTACTTTCTATTTTTGGATGCTTGCATCATTTGATTCTGTAAATCAGATTGAATATCTGGTAAGTCAAAAACCTCTACTGATCCTTTTTGGTTTATTATATTATTTCGAGTCTTAATTTTATTTAAATTTTCTTGAGTATTTAATCCCATGATTTCGCTAATTTCTTGTTGACTTTGTGGTGTAATAAATACTTCTTGTGCATTCTTTAATTTGGGATTAAGTTTATCTATTTCTTCTTGTTTTTTCGCCTTTTTAACTTTTTCTCTTTGATGAATCATCCATCCATCAAGCATATCGTCATCATCTATAATAGTGTCTGCTGGACATTCTGGATGCTCATAAACGCTATCATACATTCTTGTGATACTAACTAATGTTCTTTGATCATCTGTCCAATTAATAACCGCATTTTCAAATATTTTATCTTTATTACAGCCCCAATAAGATCTCCACATATTACTTCGGGCTAATCTTTTATAGTTATCAATAGAAATGCTCTGTTTATTTACTTCACTAACAATATCATTAAAATATAAATATGATGTTTGATCATTAATATGCTGATTTGAAAATACTCTTTTGTTATTTTTAAATAAAGTATTACATACTATAAATTCGTGTTTTATACTAGAAGCATATCCTTCTAATGTATTAACGAACATATCGTTTTTATGATTCATAATTCCATTAAGTTGATTTCGTAAACTATTCAAACTTTTCCTAATTTTTTTAACCTTCTCATTTAACGAACTGTTCAAGAATAACTCAATTTTAGTTTTATCAATTTTACTTTCAATGTCTTTAATAATAATTTGAGTGTCTATTGACCAAAGTGCTAAATTAATTAATAAATTATCTAAATCATATTCTCTAATCCATTCGTTAAATTTTTCATCATTGATTATATTATTATAAATAACTTGGGATTCATATCTTAATTCTGCTGATGGGGCCCTAAGTTCGTATTGCTCATTCTTATAAAAGAAAATGATCTTTCCTGAGAGTATTCTATACAAGAGCAATTCCAGATCAGCATCATTCATCCTTTGTCCTGGCTTGTTGTTTTAGCTTGATAATTTCCGAATCTTTATCTTTTAATTGCTGCTTCATATGCTCCAGTAGTTTTTGCATACTGTGCATATCGACATACAATTTTCCTATTATTGCAAATAAATCTTCCATATTGTCCTTAGTCCAGTTCTAATATCCATTGTCTGCTTACAATACTAAAATATATCAATCACCAACGATACCGCCGGTGTTTGTGGCATCGACATAACCGACATTTACGAAGCCGCTATTATTAGAACCTGTAATTTTTAACTTATTATAAGTTTGATAACTATAGGTAACCGTAGCATTACCACCTCCAGTATCTCCACCGCTATAATTAACACTGGTTAGTTTATTCTTGTTTCCAAGATCAATAGTTAAAGAATCAGAACTTCCCGATCCGCAAATAACAATTTTAACTTCTTTATCTTGTAGATTTCTATAAGGCGTTGCGCAGTCAGCTACCGATGAGGAAAAGTCGTTAGCTTGGACTTGATCACCGCTAGCAGCAATAACTTCGAACTCACTGGTTACTTCAACAGGGAAGGTTACATATCTGTGATATGGAGCCATACGACCTAGTTCATAGATAGCTTCACGACCAAGGTCAGTGCTAATTGTGATATTCTGTAAATATGGTTTAGTTTGACCATCTGCAACAGGAATACCTCCACCAACACCTGTTGGCACAAGACTATCAACTTTATTAAATTTATAACGTCTAGCAATAGCTGGAGCTGTCATGGTTCCTCCAACGTCACCAGCGGTTGTAGTATTGCTAAATGCTCCTGCAAAACCAGCACCAAAGTATCCACTATTCCATACTTTATTATTTCCTACAAGAGTAATATCTTCTGTAGCATTACCTTCAACAGGAATGGTATAGCTAGCACTAGACAAATACATGCCGCTGCAATCAACATAAACCGGAGCAACTCCGGTAGCTGCTGATACTGTGTCTGGGTATATTCCTAAACGAAAATTAACTCTGTTATTGGCTAATTCAACCATTTCTTTATCATTGGCTCCGTTTATACCGGTTGCCCCACCCATACACAAGGTCCATAAGCAAGGTGTTCCGTCTATAGCCTTATTGATTGTTACTTCAATCTCAGGAACATTTTCAACGTTTTCATATAGTTCAAGTTGACCAAGCTGGAAAACCTGCTCTAGTCCGAAATTTGTTGTGATGCCAACACTTTGAACACCACGAGGAAAGTACCAGCTGGAGTATATTCCGGCGTCACTTTGTGGCTTAAGAGCAACTGCTTGTGTAGCATAAAAAATTCTATTATTGGGCATTTTATGTCTCCGAAAATGGGTGTTTTGTTATTGATGAATTATACACCAAACTATGGGAAAATTTCTATCGACCATTTCATTATAGCGTTATACAAGCTATTGCTCAAAGAGTTAATTTCACCAACTGAACTATTACTTATAGTACACCAGCTATGACGAAAATTGGTTGTTAAATCTGGATATTTATAACCACTAGGATTGATATTTCCGTATTTATTGAGAGAATAAACCTGATTTTGGGCTACTTTATTGCTGTCATATAAATATAAGACCTTGTCTTTTTGGGCCAATAAAATATCTAATAGAATATTTCGTTGAGAAGCCGTTTGAGCAAAAATATGTAAAAATATTTCTTGTTTCCAAATGTTTTGTGTTGTTCCTAATTGGTATGGTTTAAGTTCTACTCTTGGAGATAGCTCTATCATAACACAGGGCATTTGAATTCTATGTATTGAAGATATGCTAAAGTCTCCATTTGGCTTATAATTAGCCGGATTATAGGTATCTTTTTGAAGTTCTTTCCACCAAAAAGAATCACTTGCCTTGTACACTTGAACATAGCGATAAGAATAGCTGGCCGAAACTTTGCTTGTTGATGAAACAGCATTATCAAATAATACTTGTCCTAATGGATAATTTACAGAATATCCATAATTACCACTTCCACTAGGTCCGGACAAAAATGTTCCATTTAAATACAAACCAGAAAAGCGAATTGGTGACATTCCACTATAAGAGATGCCTGATTCATATACCCAATCCTTTCTTTGTGATTCCCATAGTTTATTACCATTAACCGTTGGGTCTGGAGATTTTTGCAGACTATGGAATCCAACAACTCCTGTTATACCACTTGTTGGTATGTTAACATTAACAAATCCACCAATATTTAAAAAAGACCAATCTAAAAAACCCTTTAGATTATCTTCTAGAATAGATATCTTATCTTTAGTAGTTATTGAATTAACATTATGAAATTGTGTCATAAATATTTTTCTATATTGTTTTGTATAATAGCATAAACATCTTGTTCTACACTATTTATTGCTCTTGTTGTCCAATTGTCTGATTCTGTTCCTGAAAACTCTGGTGGCACAGACCAACTTGACTCTGATGGAACCATTATGGCTAATCCTGATCGTGAGTATGTTGATGATCCATATTGAACACTATAGTTTTTAACTATGGAATTTGATCCTTCTAATAATAACCATTTAAGCCATGGTAAAGAATATCCTTTTTCATCACTAACTGACGCTATATCTGTATTTATGAGTCCATTAAAATCGTCTGATTTTATCATGGTTAATATGAATCCGCCAAAAATTCCTGATCTGGATCTTATCGCGGTTTTTTGTTTTTCAACATTTAAAGAATTAACAAGGCCCTCAATAACCGACTCTACTCTTGATGAGTCTGGTATACCAAATTCGGCTTTTAGTTTTCCTGTCATTAATGAGGTATATTCCGGTTGATCTCTAAGAGCTACTGATACTCTATTTTTAATCTCTAAAGAAATATTTGGAATAGCTTTATTAACAGCCGAATCAATTTTATTTTTTATATCTTCTGTAATTGCTTTATAGATACTATCATTAGAATCCAATAAGTTTAATTTGAATTTCATTTTCTTTTCCACATACTTATTATATATTTGTGACTACCTAATCCAGCCGGTTCGGGGTCTGATGCCCTTTCATATATATAATTACCATATTTAGCAATTTCAGTATCAATAGTTATTTCTGTTGCGTTTCTTATTTTTGGTAGTAATTCGTTTTTACATATTATTTGAACCATATTATCTGGTATGTTCACTGACTTTGATGACCAATTCAACCAATATTTACTATCAAATATGCAAGCTAAGTATAAGGTTTCAGCAGAAGATGCTGATATTGTTGTTCCCATACCAACACAAACAGGACAAACAGAACCGTTAGCAAAAGAATTTGGTCCGGTACCATTGTATTTATTTGATGATAGTCCTGATATTGTGTCGTAAACACAATTATTACAATATACTGTATTATTTGCTCCAGAATATCTTAATAAACATGGAACAGTAAGTCCATTAATAGATAATAGTGAATCTATAGCATTGTTATATAAATTTTTAAATTCTTTACTAATAACATTATCAAATATATTATCATTCATTTATATTTACCGTATCAAGTTGAGAGTAATTAATAATTATATTTTGCTTAGCCGAACTAGAACCATAGGTTAGATAACTATCATTTACAACAATAAAGTTCTTAACGGTGTCTACTAACGTTGCCTCTAAAGTTTTAAGGCTCATTTGAATATTAAAGTCTGATGAATTATCAACCTGTAAAATAATCACGTTGTGACCTGATTTTTAGGTTCTCCCGCTAAGCCAGGACCGGCTGGAGCAAATGGGGCATCGGTGTCAACAATTGACTGTATGCATAATTGAGCCCATAATGTAGATTCTGCTGCTGAAGACCACGGAGTAGAATTAGGCCAGTCTGGTTGATATACTATTGGTTCATTTTGTCCACTAGCATAAATTTTAATACTAAAATCATTTGGGTCCACGGTATAAGTTAAATTTAATGACATTTTAATTCTCCTATTTTGTATTTATGTTAAACAAATCCAATTTGCGTTTGGCGATGATCTTTGTGTCCATGTATTACCGTCTGGTGAAACTATTACAATTGATCCATTACTTACTGATATAAAATTATTATCTTCATATATTATATCTTGATACGAAGCAGCAGGGACGGGGATGGTTGTCCATGAGTTTAGGTCCGTGGAGGTTAATAAATATGATTCGGAGGATAGTGAAACTAAAACATATTTATTGTTATTATAAGCTATTCCTGACCAGTTTGAGTATGTTGGTAGTGTTTTTTGAGTCCAATTAATACCATCAGAACTTACTAATAAGTAGTTTCTATTTTTTAGAACTATTATAAATTGTCCGTTTATAAATGTCATATTGCTCATAGTATTGGCCGTTACTGGTAAAGTCCTTTGAGTCCAAGTTAGAGCATTGGCAGAAGTAGCATATGTTAAAGATAATGACACGGCAACAAACAAACCATTTCCGTAGGCTATATCATCCCAATTTCCGTATGACGGCAATATAACCCTAGACCATGTTGATCCGGCATCTGATGATTTGGCTCCTCCGTTTGATCCGTGAGACAATGCTATAAAGTAATCATCTCCAAGGTTATTATAACTTTTAGCAAAATATATCTTATTCCATAAAGTATCTGTAATATTAAAGCTTGTTAAATTAATTGATGACCATGAGCTTCCATTCAGTGATCTGGCAAAAGTGCTGTTATTATATGCGCAACCAACGTATGATTTTGAGGCTATGTTATTAGTATATCCCTTAGCAACAGATGACCATAAGGCGGATGACGGCAGATCGTTCGTGGTCCAAGAACTACCTCCATTAGACGATATCATGGACTTGTTGTTATTCAAAGATAAAGACACAGCATCAAAATCAACACTAATTAATGATGTTGGAGTAGGAGTTGGTGTGGGGTATCCAACAGGAGTAAATGTTGAGGCAGGCGGGGTGCAGTCGCTGTCGTAGGTGCTTCCTACAGAAGAGACATTATTTGGAGTATACTGCGTAATATCCCAAAAAATATTTATTAATGAACTAGAAGTAAAATAAGGCTCTTCAGACGCATAGCTTAGTGTTGTGTATATTGCCCAAGACTCATAAAGATTATTATACTCTATAATAATTTGATCATTTGGACCACTAACGTTTTTAGTATATCTTGTAATTCCATTATTATTGCTTAATACGTATTGACCATTATATACATCAGGATCAAACGAGCAAACATACACAGACTGTATCAATGGCGCCACTGATGGCGTGGGAGTTATTGTTCTTGTTAAAGTCGGAGTTACTGTTTGTGTTAATGTTGGTGTTATGGTCGGGGTTATTGATGGTGTTGGCGTGTTACTTGCTGTTAAACTAATAGTTGGAGTAACTGTTTTGGTAACTGTTGGCGTTCTTGTTGGAGTTCTTGTTGGAGTTCGTGTAACATTAGGCGCGTTATATGATTGAAATTTATAATATGCAACATCATCAAATTTATCGTCATACAAAGAAGAGATATCATTAAGATTTGGATCAACATCTTTAGAATTATCAAATCGTTTAAGATTTAATCCTCCAGCATTAACAATGGATGATCCGTTTCTTATTGGTTCGTCTTCTTTTGCCTTAAAAATATCTGTCATAATAATTATTTTGTTTTAATTTGTTGGAATGTATGTGACAATTAATTTCCATCCGTCTATATATCCAGAACCAATAGGGTCTGTATCTCTGATAATAAGATTCCAATTTCCAGTTATGCCTGATTGATTAAATAAATGGTTAAAACTAGAATTTAAACTTTCTGATGAATATTTAACAATATCAGTTTTATTATAAATATTGCACATGTCTCCCTTAGATATATTATGTAAGAATGCTGAAGGGGCAGACTTGTTAGAGAACATGTAGCTAAAATTACTACTATAATTTGGAATTTTTTGATTAGCAGATAATAGTATTTTATTTCCAGAAGGTGGGGCTAAAAAGAATTGTAAATCTTGAGGACTATTGTGATTTAAATTATTTATTACCAACTCAACATTCTCTATTTTTCTTGTGTCAGAGGTAACAACATAACCACTAACAGTAGAATCATCAGTTAAAGATATTCCTGATCCATTATATATAACTGAATAAATATCAAGATTTGTACAACTGGTGGCATAGCATAAGTCATCAGACACCGGAGTTGACGGAGTAGTATCTCCGCCAGAACCAGCGTTGTTGTTATTGTTGTTGTTGTTAGTATTGTTATTGTTATTAGCAGCTGGGTCCGTGCTGAGACTTACCTCTGGATATAAAGTCTGTCGTTGCTGTATTGTGATTGTACCATAAGCTAATCTAACGCTTTTATTTAAATCAGCTGTAGAAACAACGTCTAGATCGTATTTTGCAGTATTGTACGCTATTCCACTAGTATAGTTGGACCCAAGTTTGAAAGAAATTAATCCTTTGTTATTTCCTTCTAGGGCCCAATTATTTACTTGCATGCTTGCGGGTGCTTTTGAAGAAAAAACAAGACCACTAGAAATGGGTTGGTTTTCCGGCACTATTTGCATTACAACAGCTTTATCCTGTGATAAATCTATAGAATTATTAGCAGCATCATTATATTGAAACTGCAAATTAAATTCTGATCCTTGTTCAATGATAAAATTATAATTTACTGCCGACATAAAATTTCCTTGTTAAAATAAATCTCTTCCTCTATTATCAGAGAATAGGGATCGTGGATCAAATTTATTACCAACAAACGGACCAAGAATTGCTCTAACAGCAGTAGCCTGACTAACATCCCAATGAGAAGTTAATTCGTCGTATGATGCGCATGGTCCTTTTTCTAGTATCTTTATAAATCCGTCCAAACTTCCCTTTACTGTTAATGTTGCTGATCCTAGTGATGCTCTTATTCCTTCTAAAGCGGCCTTTGTTCTTAGCGCACTCTGGTCAATAATACAAGCTGCCTTAAGAGATACTAAACTAATAAAAATTTCATCATTATGATTAGTTGGATCAGGACTTATATTTCCTTCAACAACATCCACATTATAAGAATAATCAAGAACAACGTCAAATTGAACATATTTAGCAGCAACTGCTATTATTTGTTTTATTCTTTCATCACTATATGACGGTTGATCACTTAAATCATTAATGAGTGTTCTTACAATAATTGGTATTTCTATATCCCAAGACATAATATGGCCTTTTTAAAAAATGAAATCTTAAGTACTTATAGGCATTATCTATTTATACACTTTTTAAACTGATCCTGATGGATTTGGGAGCTGATCCTGAATAGTCACAGTACCATCTTCATTCATGGTAAATTGACCAATAACAGATGCTCCAATGGCAATATCTGCTGGATTAACAGTGGATATTAATTGACCTAATTGATAATGTAATTCAAATAATTGTTTAGCATCATTTCCCAAAGCTGCTGATAGTTGTTCTGGAGTAGCATTAGGATTATTCCAGAACATTTTTGACCCTCTATTGAAAGTATTTACCATGTTAAGATATACGTTTTTAGCTTGCGTTTTTAATGCTTGTGCTATTTGTTCTGGTTGGGCGGGCAGTTGTTTAGGACTAAAATCTAGTGGCATAATAGTTCTCCTTGTTGAATAGTTAATTGACCATGTTCTTTTACGCTATTAAAGAGTATGATATCTTTTTCATAGTATTTTTCTATTTGTGACTTTTGTTCTTCTGATAGTATTGGTTTGGTTCTTTTTGCCTTGTTAGCTACTAAGGATTCATTCTCATTTATTCCTATAAACTTCAAACAGTCTCTTAAATTATCAGGAAAGTTAAAGACATAAGTTTCTCTTTGAATATATTTATGCTGATGAAAGAAATGCACATCGTCTCTTAAGTATCCAAATCGTTTAAAATCTCTTACTGGTAATCCTTGATCTATTCTATTTTGTCTAGTTTCTAGCTTTTTAGCATTTATTTTTTCTAAATTAGCTAGTTGGTTCGATACTTCAATATCTTCTCTTGTTCGGAGAAAAGCGCTATCATTTACTAAAGAATCTATTGCTTTATCTATATCTTCAAATTTAATTGCTATTTGCTGACAAGCAGTAATAAATCGATCAACTGGATTTCGTACCATTAATATTATAGGTTTATCTGGAGTTGTTGATCCGGGACACATCCAGTGCCATTGTTTTTGGCTTTCATCAATACCATTAGGAAATCTTGCATAAACTATTTTTTGATGTTCTTTTGGATAAAACTCTTTAATGATCAATCGAGCCATAGTTGATGAGCCAACTTTAGCATTAAGAGCAACGCTATAATTAGGAGTAGTATAATAATACATTATGGATAAGTGGTTAGTTGTGAAACTGGCGGGGTAAAGTTTGAAGAATAAATTGCTGCCCCTCTAATTATTCTAAGATCATCAATGTATGCATTAGTTGTCTGACTCAATCCATAAGTGGCACCTATTTTTATTTTATAAGGCCCAGCTGGAGTTGGTTGAGTAGCAGAACTTACAAGAGTACCATTTATAAAAAGTTTTTTAACGCTATTTTTAGAAACACAAGCAACATGATACCATTGAGTAGCTCCAACTGTTCCGCCAGCAGTAGCATCAGTTTGACCATCATTAAATCGTATCTCATTGCTAGTATATAAGTAAATATTTACTCCAACCGTTGAGCTTCCATTAGAAAGATTAATCACTCCTTCATAAGCAGCAGTTGCTGTTGGTCGATATATCCAAAACTCAATAGTATAATCAACTTGTGATAAATCTGGAATTACAAATGATGAATTACCAATATTTCCGCCATTAAACGATAATGATGCGCTTCCATATTGTTTAATTGATGTGGAAAAAGCTGGACTTCCTCCTAATCCTGATACTGATATATTTTGTGACGATGAGTCTGTGTAGTTACTATTTAAATTTAATAATAATGTTGTATATGGTGCTATCGACCCATAAACCGTGTATCCTTTGGTTGTTGCTATGCTAGGATCATCAGAATCACCACCAGTATTGTCACTAACATCTATGGTTCCGTCTCCATTCAATAAGTCTGTATAAATTTGATTTAGTGATGATGAATCTAAAAGATTTGAACTAACATCTAAACGGTACTCAACTCCGGGAATTCCAGGGATATAAGTCCATCTACTATAATAGTAGGGGTAACCAACATAACCATATTGACTATATCCAGCAGTTGCTGGTCCAACAATAAATCTTGAATAAAAAGGTCGTACTGAAGTTAAATTATTATTTGAAACGTCAACATTGTAAAAATATCCGTCTAAAGATCCGTTTGATGTTGACGGATAAATTGTTATACTTTGATTTCCTCCAATTGAAGCTTTGCTAAAATTAGTTCCACTAACATAAGTACTTTTTGTTCCGTCCCACCAGTTAACAGTATAATAGCCACTTGAGGTGGTTATATTACCAGTTATATTTCCACTAGACTTTGTGCTAACCATAACTATATGATTATATAATTTTGGTGGTATAGTAGAATTTGACGATAATAAAACAGGTATAGGACTAAAATAATCAACTTGATAAAGTGCTATTCCTTTTGTTATTCTAAATTCATCAATATAGCCTGAGAATTGCTCAGTTGAGCCTGTTGCAACATTACCTATTGTAATCGATCCACTAATACTATTTGGAAAAGATACAGATTCTAATAAACTGCCATTTAGATATAATTTTAAGTTTCCATTAAATCTAACTAATGATATATGCACCCATTCATTACGAGGACAAAGAATGCCATGGTAGCCCTGCAAGACATAATCTGATACACTAGTATCATATGTAAACATACCTCTACTATTATCATGCAACCATAAGGTATGAGAACCAATTTTAAATATTCCTGGTTGGGCCGCCGTATTGCTCTCGGTATTGAACACCCAGAGTTCTACTGTAAAGTCTTCATTATAAGCAATATTAATAGTATTGGTGGTTATAACATAACCATACTCTGGAATATATGCGCTAGTATTTCCTACCTTACTTTGAGTGGTACTAATTACTGCTCCATTATATGAGGTTAAAGTCATTGCTTGAGAACTACTATCAGTAAAAGTAGTACTATTATTACTTCCATCAAAGTGTAAAAGTAAACTTGCTGGATAGGTTCGTTGTGTTGATGCTAATAGCGCATTATTCATATCAGTTGCTCTTACTGCCTATATAGTGACCTTCTACAATTCCACTTCCTATCCCTCTTAATAGTACGATATGTCTGCCGCTTGGTAATGGAGAATCTGGTTGTCGGTACCAATCGTTAACTATGGTCCAAGTAACGCTAGTATTTCCGCTGGAAAAAATATTGAGCGTAGTTTCTCTTGATACAGAGTTACTTGATGGCCAACCAGTTCCTGTTGTGAAAGTTGTTGCAACTCCGTTAAGTGTTAAAGTCTGGATTTGACGATCTTGACCACAATTAATAGCATTAGTTCCACTTATGGTTCCAAGATTAAATACTGAAGTATCATATAGACCAACACCAGATCCGTTCAATTGTAAACTATTAGTAAAATTACCACTATTAGCGGTTATTAATCCACTAACTTGTAATTCGCTAGATGGAATAGCGGTTCCAATACCTATTCTATCATTATTTCTGTCAGTACACAAAAGAGTGCTTGAGCCATAACCATATAATGTCAATCCGTTTTCTGCGTCTAATAAGAAACTAGTATTGGTGCTAGAGTCAAGAAAATAAATAGAGCCTAAACCGGCGGCAACATTAGTGACGGACTGATTAATATATAGAGTATCTGTTGATAAACTGCCGCCGATTGATGGACCAGCATTAACGAACATGCAGTTAATTGTACCGGCTATGTTTGGGTCTACGTTTAAAGAGCCATCTATAGAGAACGTGTCATATTGGGCATCAATATCTACAAAAGTTTGATCTGATCTAGCTATTATTAATCTTCCATTAGTCAAAAATGATGCTGATGGAGTTCCGCTAAGATTTGATAGTCCTATTCCTCCTATTGTAAGTGTTGGTCTATTATTTACCCCTGTGATAGATATCAAGTTTAAAACATTTTTATTATTCCCACTCAAATATAAATTACTATTAGCATTAATTCCTATATTAGACCCATCACTAGTTAATATTCTATTATTTCCACTATTGGCTATATTTGGTAATAGTCCACTAACACCACTATTAAAATTAGTAATGCTACTACTAGGAATTCCAGTGACTCCTATAGTTATACTCCCTGAACCATTAATTATACCAATACCACTAACAGTAGTTAAAGTATTAGCAACTAAACTTATTCCGCTACCAATTAGTAATTGTCCATTACTATATGTTGAAGTATTTGTTCCTCCTTTAGAAACAGATAGTACTCCAGTAATTTGAGAGGTATTTATATTCGTCAATAGCGCTAATGTTCCGCTGGTATTTGGCAGATTTAATACTATATTATTTCCATCTGCTGTTGTGGTGCGTAATGTGGTATTAGCAGAAGCAAGGGTGGTTGCTGGAGTCACATCAAATATTAATCTACTAGCACTAACACCACCTCCATTATCAAAATAATGTACCACACCTATACCACTATTACCAGCAAACAACAGTTGTTCATCGTAGCCTGGACTATTAGCTCCTTTGCCTATTAATAGTTCTCTAGTATCTATATAATTAGTACCACCATCATTATAGGAAGTAGAAACACTATTTATACCTAAACCATTACTGGTTTTACCAAATAAAACAACAGCATCCGCCGACGAGCCCAGTTCTATTGGGGTATTTATACCATTGCCAACTACCTTTAAACCATCAGCAAATGTTTTAACTCCGCTAATAGTTTGAGTTCCAATAGTTCTAACAATATTACTACTATCAAAATTACCACTATGCCAAACTCCAGTACCATTAACTTGTAAAGATTGAGTAAAATTCCCGCTATTAGCTGTTACTAGTCCGCTAACTTGTAACTTACTGGTTGGAGAACCAACTCCTATTCCAACATTACCACCACTAGTCATAATAAAATCATTTTGTCCAAAACGACCAGCAACTACTCGGTCATCACTAAAAACTTCAAATACTGGTAATCCAGCATCATTATTAACACTCATTAAACTTCCGCTAAGATTGTCTGTCACGGAAAATAGTGTTCCTTTGGTTCCGGCCACGTTTAGTATGGTCGCCCCACTAGTTGAACTATAAACATCCAATGGAATACTAGTAAAACTATTTTGATTAATATTAACCTTGCTAGCTAGTATCTGGGTAAAAGACCCAGAAGTTCCTATGTTGAGAGTTTTGGATGGAAGTGGTCTGATTTCACCGTTTTGTTCAAAAATTATATCAACATCATTAATACCATTACCAATATAAACGTCTCTACTAGCATCTCCAATGATTAAATTACCACTAGTAGTAGATAGTGCTAAATCATTAGCTGCTGTTAATTCAATCTTTGCTAATGATGACGCCCCAAGATCTTGATAAAAGTCTATTTTACCACTAGCAGGAGTTATAATAATGTCGCTCATATTATCCGCCTAATATAGTTTTAAATTGTGTGAGTGATGATTTTACCCTAACTGGTACTCTAGTATTTAGATAATTAATAACAGGATCAGCTTCTGAAAAACCGTTTGAGTTTTCTATACTAATGTCCAAATCTTTTTCCCACCATCCTAACCTACTGTTATTAGCAGAATTAAGACATCCTATTCCTACGCTCAAATAATAGTCAAAAGGAAGTTTTGGAAGTGTAAGAGTTCTATTTTCCCAAACATTAGAACTGCTTGTAAATTGTACACTAATATCTCGGAAGCCAACTCCGGCTGTAACGTTAGCACTATCAAATGTTATTATACTTTCGCTATTATTATGATAAAGCCCATTGTTATAACCATCAGAATAATGTCTAGCATATATATAAGGATAATTAGTATTGCCACTTGCTGTTTTCACAGAACCTCTGATAAACACCCTACTATTAGCAGGAACATATATGTCATTATTAAAACCCATCCATCCGCTTTCATCTCTATCTGGATATATTCTCCATGCTGTCTCATTAAGGTCATAAATTCTCAATGCTCTTCTATTCCAACTAATATTTTTACCATATTTAAAATTATAGCCATTACAAATAAACTGCTGAGTAAACGCTGACTTAGCGTCCAGGCGGCCTTGAGCACCGTCTGTTAAATTAACGTTATCAATATATAATCCAAGACCATTATAATTTGTCACATCCCAAGAGTTTCCAAGATAACAATTATTCATAACTGTCATATTGGTTCGTTCACCATAAGGCCAGGAAACAAAATAATCTATATAACAATTATCTATATAATTATTACCATTTTGATAGACCATAACAAATGGGCGACTCAGCATAAATAACATATAGTTTTGTCTAAATTTTGCTGATGTTTCGTACCATTGATTGATAGAAAATCCAGCGTTGGGATTTCTAGTAGCAAAATTATATGCTACTTCTGTGGTAGTACCATACATTCCTTCTAAATATATTTGATCACCATATCTTGCTGCTATATTATTAAAAAATCCATGATCATTGCCATATCGAGCAAAAGCCCAACTATTAGTATTATAACTAACACAATTCCTAATATTTAAAAAATGATGATCCCACCAAAAACCACAATTGCGATTATTACGTTCTGTCGGATTTATAACAATGCCATCAAAGTAACTGGTATAACTTGTTCCTATTCCACTTGCTGTAGTATTTTGATAGCTAAAACTACCTCTTAGTCCTATCGCTCCATAATCAGCGCTATTAGTATTTGCTCCAACATTAATTAAACAATTAGTAATTCTCATTCTTCTAGTATGATTATTAGATAAGTTATTAGAATAGATAAAACTTCGTTGGTCAGCACCATGCAGAGTACCTTCTGGAGCTTTTATCTTTGTGTCTCTATTCAGATTAACTACAATTCCACCAACTCCAGCTTTTACGTTTCTTTGCAATGTGGTAGTTGCAGGAGATGTAAATCCACCAGTCAGAGTTATAACTTTTGTTGTTGTATTAATAGCTGAAATAGTATAATCCATAATATTATCCCAGCTAGTAGCATTACTATACTGTGGATCATTAACAGGAACCATGATCAAATCGCCAACACTAAAACCATTAGTATTATTAACAGTAATAGTATTAGTTCCTTGATTACTATTAGCAGTAACAATAGCAGCTATTCTAAGAACAATATCTCCTGATATATGACTTTTTTCTAACCCTGTTCTATATATAGTTTCTCCTATTATGCTTCCTGAAGGAGTACCAGACAATGTTAATAAATTAGTAGCATAATTAATATCCGTTATAGTCAGAATATTTCTATTAGCTCCAGTACCAAAAATAATCTTATAGCCAACTCTCATTACACTAGCATCAGAGACTGTTACAGTAGCTCCAGTTGTTGCAGATATAATTGTTGATGGACTAACAAAATGTCGAAAATAAATAGTATTACCACTTACATCATGTATCCACATCCCCTCATCGCTTTTTAAGAACTGATAAGCCTTATTAGTATAATCATTTCTATAAACTGTTATCCAATCACCGGCTGCAAAATTACTAGCATCAACAACACTAAGAGAAGTATCATTATTATTAGCGTTACTCGCCAGGGTAGTTTTAGGGTTAGGATTAGTTCCTTCTATTTCACAAGTGACATATTGGTGGGCCTGTATTTGTAGTCGGTGTTGTTCAGCATTACTTCCCTTAAATTCTAACAAGCTGCCAGGATCCATTCTAAAAAATCCAGCACTATTTGTGTTTTCGGTAAACCATGTGGTATAAGAAGCGGTATTGTCAACATAAAGGATCCCATTCATCCTTAGTTTGCCGGTACTTGTTATTACTAATTTACCTCTAACAAAACTATCATCAAATCCATTTGTTACTCTGCGATCATCATTAATAGTAACAACATGGCCATAATTAACAATGAAAATATCAGCATCAACAGGCACAGGATTTCCGCCCCATGTTGCTGTGCTATTAAAATTACCGCTTTGAGTACTAGTTCGTGTTGCCATTAATATGATCTAATATTGGTGAAGTATTTGTATTAGGAAACATTTTGTTCTCAAATGAAGTTGTATTGAAAGCTATCTCAAAAGTTGTGGCACTTTCTGTCTCTACTAAAGTAGTCTGGTTGAGTTGCACAACATCGCTATCTGGATATCGGTCATTATTTACTGTTATATTTCCAGTAGTTTTATCTATATTAACATAAATTATCATAAATTACCTCAATCTGATATACACTATAAGTACTTCTTTCTCATCACATCATAATTAGCCTTAATTTCATTAGCACTTAAAATTCGATTATATATTTTAGTACTATATAAATGACCAAAAACAGAATGGTTTCCACAATGATTAGTATTTCCCGCCAGATTAAAAACTAAAGTTGGATGAGAATAGCTCTGAGTACCACTGTTAGAAGCCACAAGAACCCCATTCACATACATTAGTAATGTTTGAGTACCTCCAACAATAATTTGCTGAAAAGTATAGTTATATAAAGTATTGATTATATTATTATCATAAAACACACTAAGACTAGATGATCCAGCAATATTAAAGAATAGTCTTGAGGTAGTTGCTGTGACGGTATCGAACTGTGTTCTGAGTCCTGTGTAAAGTGGTCCGTTTGGTCCGTTAAAGCCTCCTTGCTTACTAAATAAACTATATCCAGCTGCTGCTCCACAACTACTATTAACTCCGTAATAACTACTAGCTTTATACCACATATCAATAGTCATTAAGTCAGTAAAAGGAACACTATTCACAACATTTTCATAAGCATTGCTATTAGCCCCAGTATATAATAATGCTTTATTGTCTGAGGATACTCCAGCTCCCACATTAAAATGTCTATTATTACCACTAAGATCATACCATAAATTAGAATTTGGGGTTAATACTTCTTTAATACTTAAATAATCAATATCAAAATCTGCTCCAACATTATCAGAAGATATGCTAAAATTACCAGTAGTATTACAAGTAAATGTTCTTGAATATGTTCCAACGGGTAGACTCATTCCACCACTAAGACTAGGAGTTGTACTTGGTCCAAAACTAGCACTCGTTGTAAGTCTTCTTGCGCTAATAGTCCAAACCATTTTATATCTTTTTCCAGCAACAGCCGGAGCTATATTAGAAAAATTAATATAATTTCCCCCGATACTGCTAATTGTTTTAACTTGACCGTCTCCAGGTGTTAACACACTGGCCTCAGTTACTAGTTCTGGCCCGTAAGAAATTGTGCCAGGATAACTTTTCTCTGTTGTAGAATCTAAATATAATATTAGTCCATCTGTTACTATTTTTGGTCCGTGTATTCTGGTCATAATCCAAACCTATTTTTAAGAGCGTTATAATTATTTAATACTTCACTAGCTGAAAGAACTTTATTATATACTCTTACTATAGCAATATCTCCATTATAATAATATCCTCTGCTACCAGCATATCCTCCATAAACTCCTATACTCATACCTCCATTGTTTGTAGCAATAGTTCCTGTTTGAGAGTCACTATTTTTTAATATTCCATTAACATATAATTTTCTACTTCCTGTTATGAAAGTACCAACAACTTGAAACCAACTAGATGTATTGATTCCAGCGGCAGCAGTAGTTGTTGTAATTAATTCATTAAATGTACCAAAATTTTGTCTCCAATATATAGTATTTGATTCTTGAAATAAACTATATTGACTATTAACAGTTCCTTTTTCAAACCAAAAACCGCTTTGTGTTGTTGCATTTGTTCTTATCCAAACTTCAACTGATGGTGTTTGAGTATCGAGTAGTGTGCTATTTGGTACTCTTATAAGTCTGTTATTTGTAGTTCCATTAAAACTAAAATATTTATTACTAACAGAACTATTAAGAACCGGCTGAAAAAGACCGGCTGTTCCAAGTTCTCCTATTATATTACTAGTACTTATATCATAGCAAGAACTTCCACTACCAGGATAACATTTAATATTTGCAAAATCCATGCAAAATACTAATCCATCAGTAACTATTTTAGGAGAATAATCTATACTCATTAATTCTCCTTTTCAACAACTAGATGATCAACATCCTTGCGTACTCCAGTTAATGTCCAGCAGAATTGTAGTTCTCCTAAACTTTTGGCTCGATCAACCTTTACAATAAATCGGTCATTCTGTAAATCAATCTTATCAATATAAATAGTTTTACCATGTTTAATATTAGTAATTTGAATATTTAAAGTATCGTCATCGTGGATAAGATCTTTTAAATAAGATGGTAGAGATACTGTGCCAACGCCTTTAATCACCGTTCCTCGTCCTGTTAATCTTACTCCGTGATACGGACTTTCTAGTGAACCATATTCTAAAGAATGATCTTTTTTAGAAGGATGATCAATTCGGAAACTCTTGGTACTAGCAGCAAAACTACCGTTAACTTGAAGCTTATATGTTGGAGTTGTTGTGCCTATGCCAACATTACCATTATTAATAACTCTAACCGCTTCTGTAGCACCATTATTTCCAACTACTAATTTAATATGATCTGTCGTACCAACATTAGTGGTTGATTTAAGAGTTAAAGAAGATCCTACTAATGTGCCTCCAGCTATACCAGCTGTTGGTCGTAGCTCGTTTTGTAAGGTCAAAGCATTAATGTCCCAAACACCAACTTGTGTTGATCCAGAAACTGCTTGATAGGTACCTCCTCCGCCAATATGAAAGTAGTGTTGACCAGTAACATAGTCTGTTATAAATGGGGCACTAATTAGTAATCTATTTTGTCTATAAAATCCATCACTAGTAAATCCAGTGCCACCCAAACTAATTTCTGCACCATAGCTTCCATTATATAAAGATAATAATGACCTTGCTGATGTTCCAGCAGAATTATTAAGTATCTGTATACCATTATTAGAATTTGATGCTGGATTAACATTTAATGCGTATGATGGAGTAGCTGTTCCTATTCCAACATTTCCATTATTAATTATAGCAATTCTTGATATTGGGGTGGTTGAACCAGTAGGAGCAACCTCCAAAGATAAATAACCTCCACCAGAAGTATTTGCCGCAGTATTTGGTGCATTTCCACCAAGTATACGAGCCATAATGCCTCTATTTGTAGCATTACCTCTATCTCTACTATCAAAATCTATACTAGCAGTGCCTCCCTGATGTCCTCCTGGCCTACTGACTAATAAGTTTATTAATGGATAATTGGGATTAGTACTAGTATCTTCTGGACTAGTAATTCTCATACCAGAATGATGGATACCAAATGCATATCCTGCGGTAGAATTAATATTAGAGCTTGATCCAATAGTGGTATTAATGGTAAGAGAACTTTCGGGAGAAGTTGTTCTTATACCAACATTTCCAGCACTAGTTATTCTTAATCTTTCAGAAGCGTCAGTATCAGCAGATTGAGATGAATTAGTATAAAATCTTATTGTTCCGTCTGAAGAATAATAATAACTAGAGAGTGCTCCAACGCTATTATGTTTTGGCATTGACCCGCTCAAATAAACATTGTATCCTCCAGCAAAACCACCACCACCATCCATTGTTGCAACTCTAGCGAATGCCAAATTATTCAGTCTAAATTCAGTATCTGAAGTAATATATGAAGTAGATCTTATTACTCCACTAACATGTAGCTTATGTGAAGGAGAGCTTATGCCTATTCCAACATTTCCGTTAGAAGATATTCTCATGTACTCAGACAATGAGGTTGTTCCACCACCAGCCCAAAATGTTAGAGCATGATTATTGCTAGTGTCTGTTCTATTACTAACTATCCTTGCCCCAGTATATTCTGTACTGGAACTTTTTGTAACAAAATCAATGCCAACACCAGCACCAACTCCAACTCCATTAGATCCTGTTAATAATAGTTTTAATGGCCTAACACCACTAGCAAATCCAGCAGTATTATTAGTATATTCTATTGTTGTATTTAAATCATTTGTATCAGTTATATGAACTTTACTTTGTGGAGTAACTGTTCCAATACCAACATTAGTACCATTATCAAAAATTAAACTATTACCAATTGTTGAGCTACTAGTAAACTTACTTATATAGTTAGTCGTTCCTCCACTGCTAGATATTACTCCAGTGCCATTAACACTTAAAGAAGTAAAGTTTCCGCTACTACTAGGAACCCAGTAATCCGTAGATGAATTATATTGTAAGAATTGACCATTAGTCGCACCGCTAACATTAACATCGTGGTTATCATTCAAATGACCATAACTAGTTGGTCTTACAAAAATTTTGCCATTACTAGCAGCATCCAAAATTATAGCAGTAGAAATAGAGTGTTTTGGTTCAACGTTGGTTAACTTACCAGATACAGTAGGGTGAACATATAATATGTCACCGTCTGCCCAAGTTTCATTTCCAACAGCTATATTGCTTGCTACATTTCCGCGAGTGTCAATTTCTGTTACATGTCCAAACTGTATAGCATAACCATTATTATTATTATTTATATTTTCTAAAATGAGTCCAATGAAACGGACTTCACGAACACTACCATTTGCAACATATAGGGACGGTGTAATAATTCCATTGCTGTGAACACCAGTAGCATAAACAGCTTGGCCTTTATAAAGCACAGACCCAGTTTGATTTCTTACTCTATAAAAATTATGTTGGCCAATATGAATATCAGTATTATCTGTAAGAGCTACATTAACAGTACCTTCGGTGTCATTCCATCCAATTTGACCTCTTAATAAATCGGGTTCAACATTGGTATTAAATTGGATAGTCTGAAATGTACCACTAGCTGGGGTAATATATGTTCCACTTATACTACTAACACCAAGATTAATAATAGCATTACTACTATTTTTAGTATATAATTTACCATCTCCTATATTTATTCCTAATTCACCTTGGCTTAGTCCAGTAGCTAGCGGAACAGCACCAGGAGTGCTACTCCTTTTATGTTGTATAATATTTGGCATTTAATTTTCTTTAACTATTTAGAACGTTCCGCCATCTAGTGAGCAATCAACAATAGCAGCACATACTGTTCCTGCGGTTAAGTATGTTGCCGTGGTTACTGCTGTAACGTGTCCCATTCCATCAACAGTAAAACTAGCAATACCATTACTTCCTTGGGCACCAGTCAATGTTGAAGTATCATTATGGCCAATCGTTATGCTGCCACCTCCATTAGTAATATCTATTGCTGTTCCTTGTGTCAATGTGGCTTTAGTTAATGTGTTACCAGTAGTATTGCCTATTAATAATTGACCATTAGTATAAGAAGTTTGGCCGGTTCCTCCTTTGTCAACAGCAATCGTGGTTGCATTCCATGTTCCAGTAACCACTGTGCCGAGAGTTGTAAGATTAGCACTACCAGCCCAAGTACTAAGAGCAGTATTCTCTACATTACTTAATCCTACCTTAGATTTGGCTAAACTAGTTATCCATGATGGATCAGCATATGAACCATATGTATAAATACCGCTTGTAACAGTTCCGGCATTTCCTGTAACAGAAATGTTCCAAGTACCAGTAGCATTAGATCCACTTATCGAAGGGGCGCCAATACTATTATAAGAAATTGTTCTGGCCGCACTACCATTGAATGTGAAACTAGAACTATCTCCGGCTCCACCATTATTAACGGTAATAGAATTTGTGGTATTTCTAGTATCACTCAGTCTGCTATCATTACCTTGACAAAAAGTATTAGCTGTTGATCCAAAGCTTCCTGTTGTTAATGCTCCAGCAGTTGTTGTTATAATTGGCAAGTTTGCTGTTGAGCCGATAGCACCAGCATTTGTTATATTTCCATGAACGTGACCAGCTGTAGCAAAACTACTAGAACTTAAAGAACTATCTTTAACAATCTTACCCGTAGTTCCATCAAACATAGCAAAGTTGCCGCTAGTGGCGCTAGTTGGGCCGGTTACTAAAATGCTAGCATCAACAATGTTTGTTTGTAAAATATTCCAATTACTACCAACAGAAGCATGAGTGCCAGCAGCAGTGCCGTCTGTTCCACAAATTATCGTATCATTAACTTCTACTACCGGGCCAGAAGCTCCACCAATTCTACCAGCAACACTAATTTTATATACCCAACCTCTATCAGCTGCTGGATAATTAGGATTAGTTGAACAGTCTATTGTTCCCTTGAAAATCATAGCATCATTGGTGGCAATGCCACTACCAATCATATTATCAACATAAGTTTTAACAGCATCTGCTCTTGGTAATGCCCCAGTTCCACCAGTTAATGTTGTTTCAACGCTATATCCGATGTTAAGAGCATCTCCGGTTGTGCCATTCCATGTTGGTACATACCCACCAGATGTTGATGCTAGTTTTTTAATTTGTGCATCGTTGGTAACATTGTTCAAACTAAGATCAGTTTTAACTTGAGATGTTGATCGTGAAACTAGAGATCTGTCAGCAGAATTAGAATCTGGGGGAGAGCCTCCACCATCAAGCCCAACAAAATAATAAGTTGTATCATTTACATTTGGAGCTTTAACATAAAATTTATCATTGACTGTACTGAATATATTATAATTATTTGATGAGTCAAGAAAACTTTTTGCACCGTTTATGCTTTGAGTTCCCGTTGTTCTTACTACAGTACTATCAACAGATATACTATCTGCACTAACATTTATTCCATCTCCCTGACCAATATTAAATGTTCTATCAGCACTAAGATCCCCTCCTCCAACTAATCCACTTCCAGCAATCATATTTCTTTTATCTAAAGCTAAAGTACCGCTAGTGTCTGGCAATCTTACTGTAATATTTTGAACGGGGGCATTACTTTTTAATGTGGTAACATATCCATTACCATTTTCGCTATCAATATCAAGCCTCAAAGCATCACCATCAAATCCTGGGTTAAGATTACCAGCATCAATTTGAAAATTAATTTGAGGATGTGTAAATCTAACACCACTTGTGCCTGCTAAAAAATTACCAACATTATTGCCGACTGTTAGACCGTCTCCAAATGTTTTAGCTCCACCAATACTTTGGGTTCCTGTTGTTCTTACAACAGTACTATCAACAGCTATAGCATCTGCACTTACGCTAATACCATCACCTTGACCAATATTAAATGTTCTATTAGCAGCTAATGTTCCTCCACCAGCTAATCCACTACCAGCAGTGAAAGTAATACCAGAAAGTGCTAGATTCTCAACATTTCCTAGTCCAATATCGCTCTTTAATTCGCTTGGTGTTCTAGTATAAATGGTTTGAGCTGAAGAGTTTGGATTAGAAATAAATACTGGAATATTTGTTGCTGATGAGCTAGTACCAGTAGCTCTTACTTCAAGGTGTGTATTAACCTGAAAAGTAAATGCAGTAGCCGGTGCTGATCCTGTAAGTAGCTTGAATTTATTAACACTACCATCCCACATGAAAGATATCTTCGGTGAAGAGCTACCTTCCATGAAAGAGAGTGCCGGAGCATAGTCTGTATCTGACTTAATTCCAACTGCGGAGGAACCACCAGATGTATAAAATATTTTAGTTCCTTCTATTGTCTGATTTCCTGTTGTGTAAACAGCATTTGTAGTATAGGCGGAGTTTCCATTGATACTTATTGGCCAAGTTCCACTAGCATTAGATCCTCCTCTTAGTGAATATGCTCCACTACCAGCTATAGCAGGCACTGCTGTTGATATTCCACCTACTCCGCTTCCATAAGCATAATATAGAATATTATCATTTTCATTAAAGGCTAATTCTCCATTATATAACGATGCTGCTGATGGTGATCCAGCTGATCCGCTTGATGGTCTTCTTTTAATTCTGATAGTATTAGCCATTATTAAGATTCCTTAAAGAGAGAGAGAGAGAGAGATTAAAAATATATACACCCCTAAACAGTTCCACCATCAATATCGTTTGAATTACTCCAAGCAGATAAAGAACTATTATATTTTAATAAATTAGAATTAATAGGATTAGTAATACTAACACCATTTAACTGATCAAATTTTGGATTAATAATTGATCTTATTAAGATTGTACCACTCATATTACTATACAGCACTAAGCCAACTAAAATTATATTATATCGTGGTTTAATTGTTGTTAGCTTACCATAATCATATGGACTAACATATAAAATATCTCCATTAGACCAACTTTCGTTACCTGTAGATATGTTGCTAAGGCTGCCTGTTGTATCTACATTCGAAAGCATTCCAAAAACAATCGTAAAACCGACAGAGCCGTTGGGTATATATGATGATGATAAGCCTAAAAAGTTTTGTTCACTAGACATGTTGTTCGCACTATATAGCTCAACCGTTGGCAGGCCACCAGACACATCATATCCGGTAATATAAACTGCTTGACCTTTATTTATAGCATAACCGGAATTATTTTTAATTTGAATAGTGTTTTCGAATGATGCAACATAATTCAATTTTAGCCAATTGTCGCTACCATTGCCAATTTTTAATCTGTTTGTGTCAGTTTCAAAACCAAACTCTCCATTAGAAAGAACTGGATTTTGAGATGTCCACTCAGACATTACTCCTCTACGAATTTGTATTAATGTTCCTCTTGGCATTTATGGTGTTCCTCCATCTATAGAGATGGTAGTTAAAATATCATATAGTCCGCTAATTCTGGATACTGGCAAATTTCCAATCGTAGAAGATATTGGATATCCATAAGGCAAATCACTAGCTAATATTTTTTCAGTATTAACTATCTCAATAGTATTATTGTTTTGATACTCAATAGTAATATTATCAGTATCTAATATGCTTGTTTCTATGTCAATAGTATTATTGTTTTGATACTCAATAGTAATATTATCAGTAACAGTATCTAATATTCTTGTTTCTATGTCAATAGTATTATTGTTTTGATACTCAATAGTAATATTATTAGTAACAGTATCTAATATGCTTGTTTCTATCTCAATAGTATTAGCTACTGGCTCTAAAATTTCCAGTATAAAATCACTCATTTAGCACACTAGTTCGTTTAAAGATTGACTAAATCGTTTAACAAAAGATATTGTTCCAAATAATGGTCTTATAGTATATTTTCCTCCACTAGTATATAAATCATCTGGGCTTTGTAATTCTAAATCATATTTAGCCATACTAAAAGTATAAGTATTAGTGACTGATGCGGGAATCATAAGAGTTAATTTGCCATTAACTCCATCTATAGTAAATTTATATAAACTATAATCGGTATTTTTAGAGCTAAAAGTTTGAAAAGCATTAGTATTGGTTTTCCAGACTAATCGGGCACACCAATTAGTTAAATTTATAGGATTTCCATTAGAATCTTTATAAACTAGACTAATTTTAAATGATGTACCTTGCTCTATAGCAAAATCATATTTACTTGCTGCCATAGTATTCACCTATTAGTGTTATTAAGATAAATAGTTATACACCCAATAAAAAAGGCTGGCACTAGGCCAGCCCTTTTCATTGTGATTGCGCTGTAGATGACTATCGGATCATAGTGAACCAATTAGAACTCTACGGTTATCTAGAACGGCAAAACCTAGTTCTGCCCAACCGTAGAAACCAGCTCTCTTCTGACGATGTAGTGTCTCGTCTTCGAAGATCTGAACTTCTTGGCGAATTGGCATTATGAAACTGTCTCTCTTGCGAAGATCAAGACCAACTACGATCTCAGTCTTGCCTGCTGGCATTGAGGCGCCTAGGCCACCAGAAGCAGAACTGTAGAATAGTTGGTACTGTTGACCAACACCTAGTTCGTCTAGGTCGTGTAGATTAACACCGAATACTCTATTGATGGCTCCGTCGTTAGCTGTATAGATCTCTCTACGAGTTACTTCGTCGATTTGATCAACACCCCAATTACGAATGTCTTCCATAGCTTCTGGACTAACATAAAGATCTGTTAAAAGACCTCTGTTAGCTGAAGTACTATTACCACCACCGTTACGACGCATAACAGTTTTCATTAAACTGACTAAGCGCTTTGTGAACTGACTAGCGTTGGCATCACTATCGTATACAACGATATTACGATCAACACCAGCAGCAAGTAGTGTGTGCCAACCATCATCATTCATCTTCTTAACGAAGGAAGCTTCGAGAACTTCCATAGCACGACCAACAACGTCCCAACGGGCGTCACGAGCATACTTTAGAAGATAATCGATACTAGCACCAACGTCATAGGTTGGGACCATGACGTAATCGCCTTCAACATGGCGCTCTGGAATGTAGCCATGATTTGGGATTGTATAGGCAACGAAGTCTTTTTCTGTGCCTGGAGCTAAGAAATCGAGTGGGAATTCTGGAGTAGCACTTTGAGCTAATTGAATTGGCTCGAAGATACCATCAAGAACATCGCCACTAAGAATACCCTTACGAAGAGGAAGCTCAAGAGCTTTTGCAAACTCTGCATTAGCAGCAAGAGCAGTCTCTCTATTAGCCGAACCAGAACGCATTAGAAGGTCTGTTAATTCTGGTGTTGGCTGAAATCTTTCGGTTTTAGCTGACATGTGTTTTTCTCCCTTTATTTAAAAAATGAATTATAGGTTAACTGATACTTTGGCATAACCGTCGGCGTCTTTGGCACTGAGGAACTGGCCAATCTTAACGGCGTTAGTTGAGCTTGTTCCAATTAGGCCGCTGACACCAACATAAGCATCAGCACCAGCAGATGGTGTTGTGCCTGCAACTAGTTGATTTGTGGTTACTTGACCTACTCTAAGTAGGGTCACCTTGCCACCAACTTGTGTTTCGTCTTTGTGCCAATTGATGTGTTGTCTTGTTAGATCAAGATTAACAACATCATTTAATAGAACACCTACTGGCTTGGCGCCAGAAGCTACAGCAGCATAAGCTACTACGGCATTGCCATCATCCATTGAGACGCCGACGCCGCTTGTGGCTGTTACAACACTAGCAACACCGCCTCTTTCGGCTGTTGTGCTCATGAAGAATGAAACGTCAGTTAAAAGTTCGATACGATCTGGTTTTAGAGCCATTGTAATTTCTCCGTATTAGTTGGTTATTACTTGTTAGTTTTCTTGCCTAGTTTACTTGATACAAATTCGACCAATGCTGCTCTAGTTGACTCTAGTGCAGATTCTACATCGTTACTGCCAACACCTAGATTAACGTTTGCTTCAACCTCGGCTGTTTCTAGTACCGATGGGTCTGCTTCAATTGAAGTTTCTTCTGATGCTCTTTTGCGCATCATCATGGCTTCTTCTTCTTTGTCTTTCTTTTTGAATTTTTCTAACCAAGGTGGCAATTTGCCAGCAAAAAGAGAAGTCATAGCTTCAAAAGCTTCGTCATCCAAACTTTCGAATTTGTCAACTGTTGCTTCAGCTGATTCGTTATCAATACCAGCCTCAATTAAAGTAGCCATTCTCTTCATCTTCTTTTCTTTCTTCATCATGGCTTCTTCTTTAGCAACATATTCTGCGATAGTGGTAAGAGCAGCCTGTAATTCACTCTTAGCCTTTTTCATATCTTCTTCTTTTTTCATTTGCTCTTCGTTCTTTTTGGCTGCTTCTGATTTGATTTGATCAATTTCAGCTAGTAGTGCCTCGTTAGCAACAGTTAGCTCTTCGATTTTTGATGTTAATTCTGCGGCATTAACTTCAGCAACTGGAGCAACTTCAGTTTGCTCTGTTACTGTTTCTGCCACTACTTCTGCTACTGTTGGAACTTCTTTGGTTTCCATCTCTGTCTCTGTATTAGCTGAACTCATAATTAAAGTCTCCGATTGTATATTGGATTGAAAATTTAATACACCTGAATTGACAATTTCTTCATTTTTTTCTTCAATATTATCATTACTAGCAACTGCATTTACTGGAACTATTATGTTTTTAGAAAAAATAACGCTATCTTCGTTGGCCGGTCTGTTCACAAAACCCTTACCGGTAAAGGTGATATTTCTTAAAACTCTACCAATTTTATAGTTCTCGTGTTCTCCGACTCCTCCATATGATCTTAAAAATTTTGTTAAATATGCAGTATCTTCATTTCGTCCAAGAACATGATATTGACCAGTGCCATTATCTAATAAGCCATAATCAAACCCCTTAAAGAAGCACTCCATACTAACATATTTAGTTCCGTCTTCTATTTCTGATATTAATTTCATGGATCTTTCGCGTAAATTTTCGTCGCTAAAACCCTTGTATATAACTGATCCTGTTAAAATGTGATATTTTTCAGGAAGATTCTCTATTGGGGTATTTTCGTCAATTAAAATTCCATCTTCTGTTATGGGCCAATTAGAAACAATATGACCGATAATAGAGTGCTCATCATGCTCAAGATTAGTAGGTTTATGTTCTGGGGTATTTTTAGCATTCCATACTTCTACCTTGTCAAAAATGTCATCATTTTTATTCCAAGATGACGAAACTAAAATAGATTGAACATAATATAGGTCTTCATCATCAAATGACGCTATGCTTTTAAAGTATTTTGAATCTTTTTTGGAGCCACCATATGGCTCAACAACACAAGCATATGATATAGAAGCAGAGGCTTTAAGAGACTCTTCTAATCCATCAAGTTTTTCTTGCTCATATATTTTCATATTATTTAACCTTTTATTTTGGTTAGTTATCTATTTCGTTATACACCATAGAATAAAAAGAGGCTTTAGCTTGCTTAGTTTCATCAACAGAAAGTTCTCTGCCTAAATCTGACTGTAGAGCTTTTAGCCATAAATAATAGTTATTAAGATAAGGACTGGTTGTTGATGCTATAAGATTTATAGTATTATCTTCACTTAGCGCTGAAAATGGACTAATTGATAATAGCACATTTGTTTTTATGCTTTCTAGTTTTTCAGATTCTATATTACTTAAGCTTCTTAGATTTTTCTTATTAAAAAACTCTAACACTATAGGATTAATTATTTCACTAATTTTATCCTGTGCTCCTGATGCCCACATGGATAATTTGGCGCCAGTCTGAGGAGAAAACTTTTTAGTCTTTCTTTTTTCTGTATCTTTGGACAACTTCGGGCGACCTTCTCCGGACTGCTTAGGCAATGAAGAAGTTTTTGGAGAACCATTACCTCCAACTGGCACTCCTGGAGTTTTCATTTCTAATGCGGGTTTTTCCCCACCCTTTTTCTTGTCTAGTTCTAAACCAACCTGACTTGGGGCAACTACTCCTGTTTGTAATGCTATTTTCTTTAATGAATTCTCAAACTGAGGATCAAACCACGGACCAGATTTAGCAACCATTCTATTACTATCTCTTTCTCGACTCTCTCTATTAAGTCTTGTTTTCTCCATATCAGGATCAAATCCAAATTTAGTTTGTAATAACTCATCACTAATAAGATTACGATCAGCCAACTGAACCAATAAAGCTTTTTCACTATCTTCGTTGCTTAAATCCATTTTATCAAATTCTAATTTAGCAGGGTACTTGAAACCCATTGCTTTCTGAACAAGAGCAATTTCTTCTTCCCAAAATTCTATTAATCTGTCTCGACCATATTGAAGTCTTTGAGTAAGGGTCTTTAAGCTAATGAAATTATTTGTTGTTCCTGCTGCACCAAATGTTCCTGTTAATGTAGGAGGAATACCTAATCCTGCATATATTGCATTAAGGTGGGGAATATATTTGCCTTCTCCCAAGAAATTATGAACATTGGTATTGCTTTCCATTAATTCTATATCTGGCCCCCAAATCAAATCCATGGTTCCTCCGCCAACATTATTACCAAGGATCTGGGCAAGTTTGGATGTGGCTGCTTTGGTTGGAGCAATTTTATGCTCTAAGCTACCTAATTTAAAAATTCTAATATTACTAATAGCACCGTCAAGAGCTGCCATGTCAGCTAATTTAAGCTTCTCAACAACTGTAATATCGTCCATGATAGCATAGATCATAGGATATGCCCATGCTTGCCAATCGTCTTTTTTATAATGAAATACTAGTGTCTTATCGTAATCAAGAGGATATGGTTTCTTGTTTTTAGCAGCTTCTATGATTTGTGCAGGTAGGTTCTCGATAACTCTCTTTTCGTTTTCTGTTTTGGGATTATTAATAACCTTGCGTAATGAGGCTGGTAAAATTAATTCGTATGTTTTATTGTTTAAGAATGATGATAATGCACCAGCAGATACCTCAACGCAAACAGGATCTATAAAAGTATATTTCCATGGGATTTCTCTTTTTTCAACACTAATTTCTGGAAGTTCATTCAGCTGCATGTCTGCTGTTCCAAGGGCTTTATATAATTTATCAGCAACTTTTATGCTTATCTTTGCTGTTCGTCTGTCTATAACTATGTTGCCGCTTTTATATAGATTATTAAGAAATCTTTCGCTACGATCTTTGCCATTTATCTTCTTAAACCATCTTCTATAAAATCTTTCTATTCTTTTATTTCTATGAACTAAACGGATACCCTGACTAGCAAAATCGCCCATAAGATCTATTACGTTTTTTACTAATCCCACCCTTTGATAAATTCGCTCTGCTCTTTGTAAGATCATTTTGATCTCATTAGGAGGAGCCTCTTGTGGTCTAAATGTATAGTAATCGTCTTTTGTTAATCCTGGGCGACTTCCAGTAAGACCATCTAAACTAGAAAAATCAAGACTATATCTTCTTCCTCCTGCGGTTGCCTTTTCTACCAGAGTAAATTCGTCTAGTGATGCCCCAGCAGTTTTTAAAGCTTCTTGTTTACTTAATAAATCATCACCCCATGTTACATAAGCTTCTGGTGGTGCAGTGTTAGATGTGCCTAAAACTTCCTCTTTTGTTCTTTTTTTATTGGCCATAATTGTTAATTCTAATGTAATGAGATTGTAAAGTGATTACTGATTTAATAATACACTTTATCTATAAATTCCTGTATATACGTCATCATTTGCTCCGTTAACAAACCATTCTGGTCCTCTGTACATATTGCCATTGTTTTTAACCGAGTCTTTAGCGTTGGCTCCTATTATATCATAATCAATAGGTTTTAGGCTTTTATTAAGTTGTCTTGCTAACATATTGGCAATAATTAAAGAACTATAGCGGTCCTTTCGTAATCTTCCTTTTCTTCCTTGTCCTAGTTTAGTTTCTGGTGTGTCCCAGCGATCTCTAGCGTTCGGTCCTTGACTAGTTTGTGTCATGACTATGGTGGTAAGCTCATTTTTTAATTCTTCAATTTCTAATATGCATTCGCTAACACTATCGTATAATGGATTTAAATCTGTTTCCAATATGCTTTTGCCTTCTCTTTCTATAGCTAGTCCTAGAGTTAAGTTGTCAAACGCAGGAAATAATAAAGCCTTATCTTCTAAATCTTTTCGCAACCCGTGATTGGCTTGACTTGTCCATTCAGCTTTTGCAAACTGTATTAATTCTAAAACATGCAATCCTGGTTGATCATCCGTGTCTTTACTTTTATCTTCAATTGTTGGCCAAATTAATATTTCTCCTTCCTCCAGCTTATTTGGATCGTGCAGCGATTCTTCAATAGCCACACCACCTCCTTGAGCGTCCATCCCTATTTTAATGGGCTTAAACGTTTTCATCAAATTTCTAATTTTACGAGCACAGAAACCATAGAAATCATGTTCCGTTATGAGTCCGGTTTTTTGGCGCTCTTTAAAATTAGCTCTATTAGTAGTCCAGCAATACACGATCTTGGAATGCGTCGGATTAACTTCCAATACAACTATACTAAAATTATCTTGCTCACTAGCAGGATCGATACCATATACATATTCTTTATTAGGGTCTCCTTTTGTTATGGCGTCGAACATTACTGGTTTTCCATCTATGATTATTTGGGTGTTGGACACCACGCAACTTTCTATTAAACTTCGTCTAAAAAATCCCTCACTATCTTTTACGAAACATGCAGCATATTCCATATTGTATATACCGCTATGTATTGTAGCTTTAGCTCTACTAACTTGTTTATCATCCATGAATCCTTTTGGAATAAGCTCATAAGGAATTCGAATAATACTATAATCTTTCCAGTTAAAGCTATCAGGAACTTCTCCTTTGAATATGTCTTCAAGTTTTCTTTTGTCCCCTTTGCTTTCTATGATAGCCTTATATCTTTTCCAATAACTAGCAAAGTGTTTAAAGTCATAGTCTGCTGTGCCACTAATTATAGCTTGATTTCCCATTTTAGTATTTAGCACTTCTAGCTCTTCATTCCATATTCCTGCTTCTATCATTGCGTTCTTTTTAGCTTCTTCTTTAACATTTTGAATAGGACTAGCAGATACCGCAGCGAATCCGGAAACTACTGTTTCGTATATATCTGGTGATATGGATGCAAATTCGTCAGCAATAATAATATGTGCTCTCAAACCTCTAATCTTGCTTCCGTCGCCCATAGGGATAGCAATCGTCCAACTGTCACCTAGTCTTATAGTGCATCTGTCTACGTCTCTTCGCGGACCATCGTCGTTACCATTAAAGATACTTCTTAATATCGGACTACTACGCCAAATGGTTTCCATATATTCGAAAATAATTTTACTTTGACGAAACGCGGCGCCTACTACAACTATTTTTGTTCCTGGACAAAATGTACATTTGATAATACAATACAAAGCCATTAAGAACGATTTACCCCAGCCACGACTAGCGATATACATTGGAAATGGTCTTATCCAAAATTCTTGTAATATTAAAATTTGCATAGGATGCAATTCAATATTGAATAAAAGCTTCACCATACTACCAATATACTTTGGATCTTTTAAAACTTTCATCAGATGAAGATCAGGCAGTTCAATATCTCTTTCTGATCTATTGATCATCACATTTTTATTGATTTTAAGTTGACTTACGTCGCCCAGACCTAGCCAAGCGTCATCAAAAGATATCTTATTTAACGATTCAGCCATCTGATTTTTTAACCATTTCTATATAATGTATTTTCTTAAAGATAAATTCAGCTATCTTTTCAGCATTAGACGCGCTACCGCAAAATATAACTTTAATATTATGATTTAGTTGTAGCTCTAAAATATTCTTAATAAGAAAGGAAGGAGTAATCTTAACTTTATCCCACATTCTTTTAGGAACAGTACTTCCTTCTGGATATATTAATAGATCTTCGAGATTAAATTCTAATAATAAAAATGAATATTTAAATTGGCTCAATCGCATCACAACATCTTTGAATCGACTCTCGACAATGTTAGTTGCAAATTCGCTAGAGCTTTTCTTTCTCTCAATAGTTAATATGTGCTCTAAGCCCTCAATACTATAGTCCCCGGTATCTAACTTTTTATGAGCCTTGGTATAGTCGTTAAAATTCCACGGCTGTTGTTCTCTGGTATCTATTATTATGGTAAAGTTATTATAGGTATTATTATTTGTCATTTTTTGGCTTCTGCTTTATTATGTTATAAAAAACGGCCTCATAATAAGTTTCTACACCAGTAATCATTTTATGATGATCTTTACAAAGAGTGATTCCGTTATCTACTTCAAATCGTAGTCCCGGACAATCAGCCCAACGACGAACATGATGAGCATTTAATTTTTTCTTGCTAGAACATCCTGGCCACTGACAAGTATGATTGTCTCTTGCATAAATTTTGTTTCTCCATTTTTTATATTCTGGATCATTAAAGTTCCTAAGCACGAGAGTATAGTTCAATATCAGAACTAACCATATCATGAACTAGTTGTTGAAATGTAATTTTAGGAATCCATTTTAGAACTTTTTTAGCTTTGCTACAATCTCCTTTAAGATATTCAACTTCGGCCGGTCTATAAAGAGACGGATCAATTGTCACATAATCTCTATAATCTTTATTAACAAAAGAGAATGACTCTTGTAAAAATTTTTCAACAGTTTGAGCTTGTCCGGTACTTATAACAAAATCATCAGCTTTATCTCGAACTAGCATTAATCTCATAGCCTCAACATAATCTTTGGCGTGTCCCCAATCTCTTACCGCATTAATATTTCCAAGTTTGAGTTTTTCGTTATGTTCTAGTTTGTTATTAACTAGTCGCCCTATATATTTGGTTATTTTTCGCGTAACAAAGTTTTCGCCGCGACGAGGACTTTCATGATTAAATAGTATTCCGCTACAAGCATGTAATTTATAAGCCTCTCGATATATTTGAACCATTCGGTGGCTAGCAAGTTTAGCTACAGCATATGGACTTTGAGGCAACAAAACTGTCTCTTCGTTTTGATATTTATTACCATCAGAGTCAACTGAATAATTTCGCCCAAACATTTCGCTGGTGCTTGCTTGATAAAATCGAGTGGTTGAACTAAATTTTCTAATATTTTCTAGTATGTTAATTACGCCAATAGCATCAATTTCGAATGTGGTGGTTGGCTGTTTAAAGCTAGTTGCCACATGACTCTGAGCGGCCAGATTATAAAATTCCTTGGGGCGATGCTTGGTTATTATATCTGTGCAATCACTAGGATCAGTAAGATCAAATTCTTCCAATATTAATCGTGGATGATTAACTATGCTTTTAATACGTTCAAAATTGATTGAACTACTTCGTCGGTATAGTCCAACAACTCCGTATCCTTTTTGTAAAAGATTTTCCGCCAGATAACTTCCGTCTTGGCCCGTTATGCCCGTGATAATTGCTGTTTTACTCATTGTTATTAACACTCTCTGAGTTTAAAAATGGTTTGTCTACTGTGCCGTCCTGATAATTATGATAATCATAAAGTTTCTGCTTAACCTTACTGGTAGCCATGCTAAGAATTTCCATTTCTCGTCCTTCTTTTTCTCTTATTTCTTCGTCTTCTAGCATTCGTATTAATCCTGTCCAACTGCTTTTGCCGTCTTCTATTCTTTTGATTCGTTGTTCTCTTGTGGCTTTAAGGTCTTTACTAATTTTTTGTTGTTCATTGAGCAGTTTGGTATATTCATTGGTATAATTTGCTATACTGTTTCGGGCAAAGCTGAGTTGAGTTTCTAAATTGGCTAATTTCGGTATGTCTCTTTCAACTTCTGGCTTGCTATAAATTTCGTCCACCATTCGCTGAAGTTTTTCAGTTTCAGCAATATGACGTTTTCGTTCTTTCATGCTTCGATTAATAAGAATATCTATAGTGATAAACTGTTTGATCTGCAGTTCTTCAGCGGGCAACACGTCTTCTCGAAACTGCTTTACCAGATTAATCCATGTGCTTTCAAAGTATTCTAATTCTCCGGTGTCACTATCAAATTGTCGTGTGATTTCTGGCCAAAACGTTTTACTATGAAGTTTTTGACTAAGTATCTGATTATCATTACTGCTGTTAATAACTGATAATTGATTTTCGTTAACATATCGCTGTATTGGGCCGACAGTTCGATTTAAATGATTTGCTATTTCTTGTAAAGAGGATGAAGTATAATTATCTCGAATGTATTTTTCTTCATCAAGACTTAATTGTCCTCGTTTTTTGGGTACATCTCTGCTTTCCAATTTTTGCTCTCCATTATTTTAACAATGTGGTTTTTTAGTTTTTTGAGTTCTATCTTGTTAACTTTTGATCCGTGTTTCAGTTTGAGATAAGTTTCTCTAAATTCTAATTGAATATGATCGTCTAAAAATTTAATTAGCTCTTTATTTTCTAATAAGTTTTCAGTATGTGATGATGGTGCAAGATGAGATGATTGGTCGATATATCCTGGTTGAATAATGTTCTTTTTGGCCTCATTTCTTTTTGCCCACGAGGCGTATAGTTCACAGTCATCTTTATTGGAAAATTTTTCACATTGATTAATGCTAACTTTGCAACCTTTGTCGAAAAAAGGACAAGAATGACAGGGTTTATCGGGCCTTTGATAGTTGTTTCTTTTATAATTAAATAGTCTATTACGAACGTGGGTCCAAAGGAAGTTTTCTAAGGGTCTTTTTTTGTCATAATTTTTAAGACCTTCCAATGCAAAAATAGCAGCTTGTTGCTTCATATCGTCTATACTATGATATGCGAATCTGAATTTATTGGCTAATCTTTTACTAATATTGTCTAATACTAATAAAAACTCTTCTGTACTAACGCCATTGGGTAATTCAGGTGGTAGTTTGGTCTTTTTTTTGCTCATTTATTAGTTCTGCTATGCTCTTTCCGTTGTCTAATAATAGGTCATTAATAATATCGTCATTAATAGAGCCAGAGGCTTTAACGAATAATACGCTATCAGCAACAATGTCCGGGTCAAAATGGGAGTCTTTCATATTTTTTCCTTGCTCTAAACTGATCAAACCTTATTATAGTATGTTTTGGGGCGAGATTGTCAACAAATTAAAAGATAGGAGCGATTTATGGCTAATTATAAGAAGTGGACCAATGCTGAGCTAGACTATATTAATAATAATCATACTCTGTTATGTGACGAAGGATTGGCAGCCTCATTAAGTAAAATGACTGGCGAAACTATTAGCACAGCAATGGTACGACGCCAGCGAAGAAAGCTAGCTTTGAAGAAGAGCAGGGGCCGTCCAAAGAAGATTAAGGAAATTAATAGCTCAAGGGATACTGAAGCTACTGCTATAAGTTGAAATTTAGCAGATAAATAATTAAGAGGGCGGGACAGCGGTCACGATTAATAATTTTAGTCGTGGCCGTTGTTGTTTTATGGGGATTGGCCGTTATAATAGAGTGATGCAAGGTCAAAATACTTTCTAGGAGACTAGGTCATGAAAATGTTTATTTTATTAGTTTGTGGTTTATTTTGTGGTGTTGGAAATGATAGCAATGCTTGTGAATGGACCAGGGCAAGAAATGTTCAGCCAGTTTATGTTCCTGTTCAGCAAGTTCAACCAGCCATATCGTGGTCTTATGTTCAACAAACATTTGTTAATTATGTTCCAACAGTAGTTTATCAGCCAGTAGTAAATACTCAGGTAATTGCTATTCCGTCAGTGGTTTATCCTATTTATGCTCCTGTTCCTGTTGTTCCTTATTTCTATGGATATAGTGTTTATAGATACTAGGGGGAATTCGGCTAATATAAGTGGTGCAGAATAAGATTTAATTAATGGGGGAACTGGCCAATTGTAATATGTCCGGCCAATTATTTTTTAGAACAGGTGTCTATGGAAACATTATTGATACTTGTATCAGTATAAAAATTATTTGTGAAAGATTATTATGGGAAAAATGGCTAATAAACTGGCCAATTACGTATGGTGGTCCTTATTGTTTTTAGACCACCCGCAAGGTATGGCGATTTTCTAAGCCCCTTAATATAAAATGAAAAAACCCCCTCTTGCCCTAAAGTGTTGTGGCGTAAGACTTTACGACGAGTGATGGACGCAAAAGTTGTCATAAACTCTTATGGGGTAACGACTTAGAAAAAACGTAAAAGCATTTGCATAAATCGAAAGTTTTTCCGCTTGAAACCTAAAGATTGGCCTGTATAATACCGATATAAGAGAAAGAAAGAGAGAAAGAAAATGGAAAAAGCAACTCATATCAACGATTTTATTGGTAGCCTTCCTAGGATTGTGGAAAAGAAGGTGTGGAAGGTTACGGATAAGGATGGAACGGTTGTTCAGTATGTTGGCGCTACCGATAACCGTGAGAGCACAGCACAAGCGTACATCAAAGAGAAGTATCCCCAAAGAGATTTGATTCTGACCTTCTCACACTTCAAAGGTTTGATTACCCTTCGCTAGAGGGGATTGACAAGCAAAAAAGTTTCTGTAGAATAACTTCATCATCACCAAGGAAAACAAAATGAACGATCTCAAGAGTCTTTTTCTTGCTATGGCCGCTGGTAAGTATGCTGGATTCCGAGATACTAAGGGTAAGGGATATATCGGAATCATCAACGGTATCATGCGTGAGGATGGTAGTGGTCGTAACTGGATCATTACTGTGACTGAGGGAATCAAAACGAGCAAGGTTTTTATCCACGCAACGTAAGCCCAATAATCACAAGACTTTACGTCGAGTGGGGGCATAGAGGGATGATCTAAACTCTTGTCGCATAACGACTTACGAACCTTGCGATCTTTTAAGGAAACTTTTTGCTTGATCTCTAAGAAATACCCTGTATAATGATGATATAAGAGAAAAGGAGAAAAAGATGGATACGACTAAGATCAACAACGCTCTGAAAATGATTTGGGGTAGCGAAACGTACAACGTGGTGCTACTGTATACGGCAGACGGTAAACTGTTTGCAGAATGTGAAGCAACGAATGACCGACGACGAATCACGGAAAGCAACTACGAAGAAATGCTGAACGATATGTTCTATAACTTCTGTATGGAAAAGGCCTCTTGGATGGGCGTCTCATGACCCCCACTAGAGGGGTTGACAAGATAAAAAACTTTCTGTAAAATACGTTCATCACCAAGAGAAGAGGAAAAAGAAAATGGCTACCAAGTTCAAGATTATCGAAGATGCCAAGCGTCAGGTTCGCATGTGCTTTGTTGGTATGGCTACTCGGCATCAGCCGTCGCTTGCCGATGGATTGTATGGCCCGATTCACAGTGAAAAGATTCACAAGTTCAATCGCAAGGCTCTCCGCAAGGGTAGTAAGGCTAAGGCGGAAAAGGTTGACTCTCGCTACAATGGGGGAGAGGATACCATGATCGTGGCGGTTGGCAAGCCCGGTTCGGCTGAGCGTAAGGCGGCACTGGCAGACCAGTATGCTGCGATTATGGCATCGGGCGAGGAACTTTCCCCCTTCGGTTGGAGGGGTTGACCTAAAGCCTTACCGCATAAGACTTTGCGACGAGGCCCGCCGCCCGCGTTTTTCGTAAACTCTTACGCCACAACACCTTGTGAATCTTACGGCATTGTAAGGAAAAATATTCACGACTACCCCTTGCATTGGCCGATAATATCTGTATAATCGTGGCATGATGATCACCACCACCAACGAGGACGCCAAAATGCTCCACGACCTTGACGAACCAAACAGCCAACTGAGTTACCTTGCCGAGCAGGGTATCATCGAGCCGATGGTCGAGCCGATTGACGATCCTAGTTTGGAAGTGAACTACTGGGATTGGGCAGAAGTGATCGGTATTGTTGACAATCTGGTTCCGGAGGAGTATGCTGTATGAGTGCCTTACTGATCGTGGTTTCATACATTGGATTGTGTTTTTGTGTTCTTTGTAAGGATTAGTTATGAGTCACCCTGACCCTTGTTTCGATCCCGATAACTCTTATGAGGATGATGATATGAACTACCATGATGACGATGTGAACTACGATGATCACAATGATTTTTGGGGTTTGCCAGAAAATGAGCTGGATGAAATCCGAGATCAAATGGATGATGATGAGGGTTATGATGACGATTACGATGACCATTACGATGACAGCATGGATGGCGATCACGACTCCGCGATGGAATCTGCCGGATGGGGAACAGATGAGGATTACGGCTATTTTGGCGGAGAAGACTACTAGCCCTAAAGCCTTGCCGCATAACACTTTGCGGCGAGGCGGGCCGCACGATCTTGACGTAAACTCTTTAGGCTCAACGACTTAGAGCAACCGTAGAATCTTTTATTTTCTTGTTGACAGCCTAAAGAACGGGCTGTATAATGTCGATATAAGAACATCACCCCAAAGGAAAAGAACATGACTCACGCCGAAGCAGTTTCTATGGTTCGTGGCAAGCGGAATAAGGATAGCCGCAAGGTAGGAAACAACACCTACGCTGAAATCCTGCCGTGTGGATCGGTTGGTATTCTGCTCCACAGTACCTATGTGGTAAAGATTCATTCTGACAATACCTATACCCTCCAGACTGGGGGTTGGCAAACCAGTACCACCAAGGATAGAATCAACCAGTACAGCCCCGTTCGTGTGTACCAGCACAAGTACGAATGGTTCGTGAAACTGAATGGTAAGGAATATCCGTTTATGGAAGGAATGGTGGTGGGAGGATGATTTTATATCTTGCCGGTTTATATGGTGTTATTCTGCTAAATGCTTTTCTGTGTTGGATGATTGAAAAAAACAACTAAACGAAAGGGCTACGGATGGCCGATATATATCTAGACTGGAATAGTTTCGGTGTGGGACTTGTTATTGGCCTTGGTTGTGCTTGGTTTGTTTGTGATCTTGTTTTTCCATTAAGGAAGTAAGATGACTATTAAGGATAAGATTGTCCTGTCTGTGGCGTTTGTTTGTGGTTGTATCGCAACTTTTCTTATGGGGTAAAAAATGTTTTCTGGAATCCCTATGATTGTTGAAGTTTTAAAGAAAATGAACGACTCTAAGGCCAAGTGATCTAAAGCCTTGATGCGTAAGAGTTTACGCCAAGGCCCAGCGGCCGCATTTGACGCAAACTATTGAGACACAACAACTTACGATTTTCAAAAAAATATGCTTGACTTCTAAAGTTTAGGCTGGTAGAATACCGATATAAGAAGAAAGAGAAAGAGAAGGAGAAAAGAGATGAGCCACTCTGATTCGCTGTGCGATTACGAAGATTCTGACGATGGCTATGATGCTGTGAAAGATAACTACCTGACTAATGGTGGTTATGGGTACAATGATCGTACTCGTCGTGAAGATGCTGAATGGGCTGAGGAATGTCGCCGTAACAACTGGAAATAACATGATTACACTTCAGGAAATGAGACTCGCTGCTGCTGATGCTCTTGGAACCATGTCTCATGCTGTTATCGACAATGGTAACGAGTTTCTTATTGTTACCCTCGACAACTGTAGCATGGGAGAATGTGGTACGTTTTTTGCTGATGATGTTCGCAAGATATCTATCAGGAAGGACAGTAGCCGTGGTGCTGCTGGTAACCGTATTGAGGATTGGGCTGCTGATATCTTGAATCCGTATGCTTGACAATGTTTGATTAGTATGATAGAATACAACCAAAGGAGAAAGTGAAAATGACGAAGTGTGTTGTGACGGTTACTGATACGTTTGGTGGTGAGGCTAACTATGGTTGGGTGAAACGGTATGAGTTTCAGCCGCGTAATGCTGAGTCTCAACGTAGTGTTATTCGACAGGCCAAGTCTCTGGCGAATATGACTGCGGTAAAGGCTGATACTTACGACTATGGTGATGGATATACCGTGAAGCCGCGAGGATACAACCAGATTATCTTTGTGGATTTTGAATGAGCCATAAACCCTTGCTGCATAAGACTTTGCAGCATGGGTGGCCGCCCGCGTTTTTCTCAAAGTGTTGTGGCGTAAGGACTTACGGCAAAAAGATTTCTTCAAGGTTACCACTTGACAATGCCGATAATAGATGTATACTGGGGCTATCTGGTTTGGTTGGTCTTCACTACACGAAAGGGATTTTTATGAACGATGTTCTTCTTTTTGGTTCGATTGCTACGGTTGTTGTTTGCTGCC